TTGACCGAGCGAATGTTCGAGCTAACGCTCGACCGCTTGTAAGCGCACTCAACGCTGCCAACGTTGTGGAGTTCAACGTCATGAGAAACATTGTTGGCGTCGATGAACTTGAAAACGCAGGCCCGTGCCGCTCGACGGAGAAGCGGGGAAGAATTTTGTTGCGCTTCGTGGAGTTTAGCAACGAACGTTTCGAACGTTTTGTTTTCGACAAGCTTCTCTTGAAAAGTGTTTCCGATCTCGCCAAAGGCGCGTTCGAGTGCCGCGAGAATAACTCGCTTCGTGGTAACGTTATACTCTAACTGCTCACGCGAGTGGTGAATCGCAACCGAGCCAATCGGCATAAAAAGAATAAAATTAGACTCGCAAAGAGCGTAATTAAAGGTCAGCTCGTTGCCGCTAAACTTCTTGAAAAGCAGCGGAGAACGCTCAGTTGAGACGAGCGGTAAAATCTGCTTTGGGTCGATGCGATAAGGAACGCCGCCCATAACAACGAAAGAACCCGTATGATGCGGATTGCGCTCGTAAAAACCCCAGTTTTCGGAACGGATCAACCACTTGATTGGAGACAACTGCGCGTTGCTGATCTTGAATTGCTTCGAGGAGAACGCAACACAAACGTTGATTGCGTCGTTGAAGCTAGTCTCGTCGCCGCCCTTGATCGCAACAGAAACTTCCAAACCGCTCTCTTCGTTCGACGGTGAAGAGGCGAGCTTCGTGAAGCGAGTGTCGCCGTGCTCGTCAACGAAAACATTGACAACAGTCTTCGTACCGTTGTGGCGCGACGTGACCGTGAAAGAATCGGCGTAAGAGAGCGGCGCGAAGCGACCGATGCCAAAACCGCCAATTGCGAGATTGTCGCTGCGCTTCGTGCTGCGATCGTACTTCGTGTAGAGACCAAAGAGATCGTCTTCGCTCAAGCCTGCACCAAAGTCACGAACCGAGAACGTCGGAGCGTAAAACGAAGGGCAGTGAACTTCGATCTTTTGCTCGCCAACGTTCGCGTCGGAAGCATTGGCGATCAGTTCGCGAACCGTCGCGAGGATCGGGTTCGAGTAGTTGTTGCGAAGCAGCGAGGAAACGTAACGCATCTCCTCGGGATCGATAGAGGCAATTTCGCTCTTGAAATTGTCTGATTGGGCAACCTTGCGCTGGACTTCTTTGATAATCATAAGCAATGGATTTGCACGCAAAGCTTACCACAGTTTTCGGATCAGTCAACAGGTTTCTTCAACTTTTTTTGAGAAATTTCGAAAGCCTTCTCTTCGAGGAACTTCTGCTCAACGGCATTCAAGTCGTAAGCGTTCAGGGAAAAGTCTTTTTCGGTAGTCTTGTGAGAAATGCCAAACTCTGCGTGGAATTTAAATTGCTTTAAAAACACCGCCGAAAGCTCGCTGTACGCAGCGTAAACTTCGTTGACGTTCGGAGAGGAGAAAATGGTGGCAGATCGCATAAGTTAACAACCCAAGATCTTAAGGAAATTTGCGCGACTTTTCACCACGCACCAGACTTTACCCTTCTTTTCGATCTCTTCTGACGAAAGACCTTCGGATTCTAGGTGATCTGCCATTCGCTGGTTATAAATTAAAAATCCAACTTTCCGCTTGCTGTAGTCGGGAACGATAACCGAGGTAACGAGTTCGGTAACAACAGTAAAACCAAACCCCTTTTCTCCGTCTTCGCTGTCGCAGACAAACTGATCACTAGCGAAACGAATCTTTCTTCTTTTTAGGGCGGCGATAACCGCATTTTTATCATTATTTAATTTTGTTTGAATCGTTGATGATTTTAAGGATGGCATAATCTTTGTTTTTAAGTTCTACGTCAAAGTAAACGTCGGTGTCGTAGCTACGAGGCGTGGACGTAGGCATATCGGCGTGCTTGCGCGTGCCGTCAATGCCTTCAGAGTAGTGAAAGAGCGGCACAGTAGGCCAAGTCTTGTGAGCCAAGAAAAAGTCTTGCTCGTCGGAACTGCCGTCGTTGCAAAGCGAACGGTGAAGCGAATCGTAAGTAATTGGGATGCCGCTAGTCTGGAAGAAGTGCTTGAACAAGTTGGCGACGGTCCAAGTGCCGCCGACATTGTCGTTAACTTCGAGAGTTAAGCGAGAGCGAACGTTGCTCGGTAACGTGTTGAAGTTTTTAATGAACTGCTGCGAGATCACGGTCGCGTCACCGTCTTGACGACAATGAATGTTAAGCGGTGAGCGATAATCGCTCGGCAAACCGATGCGATCAAAAAGATTGGCGTGCGAAATAAGATCTCGCGTGCTGTTCGCGATAACAGTCGGAGAGTCGCTAGTTAGCGAAACATATTCGGAGGGGTGAGCAGAGATGCGAACGCCAGTCTGCTCGATGGTGCGTTTGATGCTGTCGAGAGCGGCAGACAAGTCGGACCAGTTGGGCAACTGTTCGAGTTGAAGATCAACGCTGGGGTGATCGATGACTGGAGTCAAACTCGATGACAGGCGATAGCCAGCGATGCCGAGATCGGCGCAATGCTTGATCGTTAAATCGGTAACGATGAAGTTGTTGAGAATGCGCTCAGATAAAACGCGCAAAGCTTCGTTTCGAGACTGCGAAACGAAACGTGTGTAGGTCATAGTTTGGAACTTGTGACCTTGTTCAGCAAGGATGTTAGAGATGCAGCAAAGCGCGAGTTTCATGGTTTGAGAAGATCGGACAATTCGTCGCTTGTCAACAGATCAATTCTTCGATTTTTAAATTGTAGCAATTAGATGGAAAGACGTACTTGTCTCCGCGAGGATCGTCGTCAATTTGACCCTTCTCAAAGAACCTCGCTTGCTTGAAAAACGCTTCTTTTGAAACGTAGCCTAGAATCCAGCCTCGGCTGTAATCACCAAAGATGCTCGTAAACAAGTAATAATCGCACTTCTGCTGAGTGTTGTACTCTTTAACGGCGCAGTTGTGCCAAGGTTGCGGCACAACGTTTCGCTCTTTCGCTTTAATTTCGAATAAAAAAAGCTTCGGAGAAATCCAGTCGAAGTCGAAACTCATGTCGGATACGATCCTGCCGCCCCAAGTTTTTTGCACCATCAAGTCGCTCAGAGCGGCAATTTTCGTGCCGTGATTCTGAGTGTCCGAGTTGCGCAAAGCGGGAACTCGCGAGGCTCGGAACAGAGCCTCTTCGATCATATCTTTACTTATTTGGACCTCGATCATTCTTCTTTGAACTGGTAAAAATGGTCCCAGTTATCTTCGGCTACCCATTTCGTGCCGCCTTCGCACGAAAACTCTTGCGTGAAGACTTTCCAATCCGGCTTTTCGAGCTTTTTCGAGATGAACGCGCCGCCGTCCGACCAGACGACACGGTTGTTGGGCTGGCAAAAAAGTTGGTTAACTGGCTTCCCGTCTTTGTCAGAAACGCCCCAAATGACGTGACCGCACTTGTGACCGCCCGCCATCTCGCTGTAGCCATACGCCGCATCGGGATTGTCGTGCCAATCGATTGTAAATAAGTATTTACCTTTGATCCATTCATGATTCTTTAATTGAATTTTAACTTGAGCGTTCTTGTGATATTCCCAACGAGTAACCGATAAGTTGTAAGAGAAACAGTCCCAAAGCTGGAGCCAGTCTAACGGAAGATTGCTGTGCTCAGGCTCGTTAACGAGATAGTGAATCGGCACTCGGTCGTGTCGCGATCCGTACTCGGTCATTATTTGAAACGTGAGGCATCGTCGCGTTAAACTAGTGATTCCAAACACTTCGCAAAGAACATAGTCTGTCTTTGTGTTGGTGTTGTTGTAGAAAAAATCGCTTTTGACGTAGGCCGCGAAAACGGGAATATTGGCGTTTAGATATGGCACAATATTATTTGTGTTTCACCTGCTTGCGTTTTCTCCCTTTTTTAGCTTTCGATTCCTCGGGAATTTCCTCGAACTTCATTACATCGAGTTTTTTCGTGATGTGATCGTAAAACTCGGGGAAATTTTCTTTGATCATTAGCTGAATCGCGGAGCAACTGCTTGTCCCGTTATTTTGGAATACAGAGTACAAGATCTTGATCGCTTGATCGTCGCCCTGCATGATTCGTTGACGGTAAGACGGGTCGAGACACGAATAAAGAAACACGTCTTCGAAGCTTTCGATTAGTGTCGGCATACCGACCTCGAACGACTCTGGATGAGAGAACATCATTTCGATTGGAATTTTCCAACTCGAAATAGCTTTCGATTCGTAAGAAATTTCGATTTTAAGATGCTTTTCTTGTATCTCGTTCCAAACAGTATTCCTGAGAAGATGCTTGCAATTGTCAAAAAATTCGATAAACGCTTTTATGTCATCGACTAGCGTATTATCTTTATCTTCTTTATTTCGCGCCAAAACAATAATCTTTTTGGATACGTCGGCAATAGCCCGTTTAAACTCTTCGTTTTTGATTGTTTTGCCAAGAATTTTTTCAGCGCTGTTTTTAACAAGCAAAAATTCGGAAAAAACTTTTTTCTCGCTTTCTTCTTTTGTTATCATATTAAATCTTTTTAAAGTAAGGTAAGTCGTTATCGGTGATTTTTAACACCCAGCCGCTGCCAGTTGTCCAGTAACGAAGAGATGCGTCGAACAAGTCGAATGTTTCTCCGTAAACCGGAATTTCTTCACCGCTCGGCAAAACAACTCGGTCGCTAGACCTGTCTTCGATTGGGCAATCGGCTTGAACAATAATATCTTTGAGAATAGCGTATCGATTCATATTAGTGAATTCCTCGAATTTCTAGTGAACCGCGAAATAAACGAGACTCTTTCTCTTTCTCGAAGTTGTAAACGAACCATGCGCGAATCACTAAAGAATGGGCGCAGAAAGAAATCTCTGCGATTTCAAGAAGAAACGGCGCGAATTTATTGGTATTAACGATTTTACAAGTCACATATTGTCCACCTTCGGCTCCTTCGAATTGATAATCGTTTAGTTCGACGACGTAGAGTTCGCGAAAATCAATGCCGATTTCGGACGCCGAGACGCTTGAGATAACGAAACGAACAGTAGCTTTCATTTAATAAAATCTTTTATTTGGTTGATCGTGTCTCGCTTTTCGCCGTAAGCTTTAACGAGAAATGACCGCTGATGGTTTAATTCAGTTTCAAAGTTGAGCGTTTCAACGTAGTTCGTCAAGCCAATCGATAATTTTTCTGGCGTGACGATAACGTTCTCGGACAACGAGTACCCGCACTTCTCGATTGTGTTTTTGCATTCCGAGTCGAACAACACGACCGTGTCTGCCATTAATCCTTCGTAGAAGCGATTTGCGAGATAGGCATAATTGTCGCGAGTATGCACGTCTTCCATGTATATCGAATATTTATATTTGCGTAAATCTTCGTTGTTCTTTGTCCACTCTAGCTTCGGGATGTAATTGCAATCGCAATTGATTGCTTGAAATTTTTTCCAATTTTTGTTCGAAGCCGAGAGCGTAACTCCTTTTGTCAAAAAACGCTCGAAAGAATTCTGACGCCACTTTCTGTAAGTACCGTAGTAAATGATCCCGCTCTTGGCAGTCAAGTCTACGGGAGCAAAGTCGTCCATGATCAGCGAGTTGAGATTTACCGTGAGCCACTCGCCAATAAAGTCGTTCAATTTCTTATTTGCGATGTTCTTGTTCAAGATCCAGTGCCGATATCCGTTTCGCGGATTGTTGCAGATCATGTCGTACTTGAGGCCCATTTCAATGACGCCCCAACGCAAAAGTTGATTGTCTTCGATGTCGTGATCGTTAACGAGCCAAATGTACCGAGCCTTCGGGTTCTTCTTGATGATCTCGCGGTACGGAACGTGCGGCATATAAGGCGAAGCGTAGGCGCATATAATCACGTCATACTGCTTTTCGAGCACTTGGGGTAGTGCGTACTCCCCGTCAAGAAGATCGGCTCCTAGAGCGTTCTTTAAGATAATGCTGTTGCGGCAGTGAACGATTGACGTGTCGCTGTAGTCTTCTGCAAGCGGCTTGCGTTTGCTAGTAGCTTCGATAATTAAAATATTCATTTGGCGCGAACGAACTCTCCCTCTTCATTAGAATAGAAAATATTCTTAAATTCAACATCTTTTAGAAGTTTTTCGCAATGCTTGCACGGTTTACCCATCGCGACCTTATCGTTTCGGTCGATGCGAAACGTGACGAGCGTGTGTTTCGAGTGGTCAATGTGACCCGACTTGATAACTGCGCACGCTTCGGCGTGCAGTCCAGAACCGTCGAAGTAACCGTACTTGTGGTTAATCGGGTGAGACTTTTTTGAGTTCTTGCCGATAGCAATGATCCGCTTCTTATCGAGGATAAAAGCGAAATGACGGCAGCGCAAATCGATATTATCGTAGATAACAAGATTGCGGGCAAGCTGAACGAGCCTGTCGAACTTCATTCCGCAAATCTTATCGTTTTTAACGAAAAGTCAAGCTATTCTGATGCGAATTGACACGAAAGCATCGTTTTCGCTCGAAATCTCATTGAAACCAACATCTTTTAAAAACGTTAAAAGCGAGTCAAGGTCTCTACGGCTAGTTTGAATTTTCGCATTTATTACCAAAAATCCTAGTTTTGTCAGCGTTTTTTTAAACTTTTCGGCCATTTCTGCTGTCAAAAGCTCTTCCGACGACGTGAAACTGTAAACGAGTTCTGCCGAAACGCTCGTCTCGGCGCGTAAAATGAACGCAGCGACAACTTCGTCTTCTGCGTGGAAAATGACGGAATTTCTAAAGTTTTTCTGCAAAACAAGTGATATTTCCCTCAAAATCGTTGATGGCGAGTCTATCGGGAAAAGTTTGAATTGAGCCTGAGCTTTGGTCGCCAGCCTCAAAACATCGGGAATATCGTTGAGTCGCATCTGAGCGGCTTCTGAACCCTCGATTTTTATCTGGTTTTTATCGCTCATCGGTGTAATATAATCTAAAGGTAAAAGGAAATGTCAAGGGAGTCTAACCAGAAAGTCAATGCGGAGCTTTTTTCACTAGAGCCAACGGCTCTTTTGGAGTTTTTTGTTATTTATTACGACTACGTTAATCAACCTGACCAACAACTTTACATTCATGGCGGCACAAATGGGATAAACGGTTCGATCTACTGGCAAGGTCAGGAGTATTTGCCATTTCCGATCCAAAGCTCAGGCTTCGAGACCAAGGGTGACGGCTCGCTTCCGCGCCCGAAACTAACTATTTCGAACCAAGACTTCTTTGTTTCGAACCTTATTCGCCGTTATAACAACCTTATTGGCGCAAAAGTTGTCCGTAAGAGAACGTTCCTTAAGTTCTTGGACAACGTTAACTTTTCGGACTCGAAGAATCCATACGGTGCCGCAGATGCAACTGCTGGGCTAGAAGATCAAGTCTTTTTCGTTCTGCGCCGTTCGTCCGAAAATCGGGCAATCGTTGAGCTTGAACTCGCTTCGCCTCTTGAACTCGATAGCGTCACGTTCCCGAAGCGTATCGTAATGTCGCGTTACTGTTCGTTTCATTATCGCGGCAACGGATGCGGATTCAATGGTCCTCCAGTAGCTGACGATAATAATCAATTGTTCGAGAATGCTATCAATATTGAAGCTGGCACGTCAACGTCTTTAGCAACCAAAGTGAATAAAGGACGCTGGACGCCCGGCACAAGCTACTCGATAGCCGACTACGTTTACGTTGAAAACACGAATGTAAAAGTCTCGGAAGAGAATATCAACGCGAACCCAAACTGGAAACCGCTTCAAAAGTTCTATATTTGCGTTAAGGCTCATACTGCTACCGCAGGCAAAAATCCATCTATCAATAAAGAGTTCTGGATGGCAGATCAGTGCTCAAAGTCTATCGGCGGCTGCAAGCTGCGCTTTGGTGAAAATGCAGAATTACCGTTCGGTGGGTTTCCGGGAACCGAGGAGTACCCGATCAATTTTAATCAGTAATGACTACAATCGTTGAACACGCTTTATCGTCCGATTTGGAAGTTTGCGGATTCGTAACCGTTGAGAACGGCGAACTGAAAACTGAGCCAGCGAAGAACATTGCCACTTACGCCGATAATATATTTGAGATTCATCCGCTCGAAATCTTGAAGAAGATTCGTTCGGGTAATCTTGTTGCGATCTATCACTCGCACCCAAAGACGGGCGAAGACGAGTCGAAGTTCGACCAGTTCAATTGCGACAATTCTTGCATTCCTTATCTTATTTACAGCAAGCAGACTCAAGAATTCAACTTGGTGATGCCCAAGGTATCGCACGTTAAGAAAGAATACGTTGATATGTTAAAGAAACGTTATGACTAACATTTATCTATACGGCGAACTACGCAACTTGTTTGGTCATGAGTTTCGATACAACATTTCGAAACCAAGAGAAGCGTTTACTGCGATCAATGCAAATCGTCGCGGCTTTTTGGCCGCGTTAAAGAAGCTGGCGGCGAAAGGTGTATTTTACAGAATCGTTGTTGATGATCAAGTTATCGAAGATCCTCTCGAACTCGACATCATTAAAACGCCACAAGAAATTCATTTGGTTCCTGTGGTGTGGGGCGCTGGAGATAGCGTAAAGAATATTCTTTTGATTGTCGCGGCTGTTGCGCTTATCACAATCTCGGGCGGATTCGGTGCTGCTGGTGGTTTAGCAATTCTCAGTGGAACTGCTGCGAAAGCCGGTATACTTGTTGGTGCTGCATTATTGACGCAGGGCGTCATGGGATTATTATTCCCAACGCCCAAACCTGACTTTAATCAAGAAGTTTCTGCGGGCGGCAAGTCTTATCTTTTCGGAAGCAAGCCGAGCAACACTTCTCAAGGTCAAGCCGTTCCAGTTGGCTATGGCAGACTAATCATCGGCAGCTCGCAAATCAGCGCCTCGATCAATAATTATCGTTTAAATTACGATGTGAAGGCTTTGATGACGCCAACTTCAAGGCCGATTGACGCTATCCCAGCTTACGAAGGTATTGATGAACTTGAAATCGACGGGTATCGTTCGAATCAAACTGCCGTATTCGAAGATGCGGTTTCAGTTGTCGATGTTTCTCTCTCGCAGTCGTACATTGATATCGTTACGAAGTCCGCTAAAAAAGTTTCGTCTAACATCGTTGAGCTTCGAGTAAAGCAAGACGGTGAGATTATTTCGAACCCAAATCTGTCAACGTACAATGAAGATTTGACGTACAAATGGAAGCAATTGTCTTCTTCAGATTCGACAAAGAGCGCGATTCAGCAGGAAAATTCTTACTCGTTTTCTGAAGGTGCGCTCTATCGTTTCGCTCGCCCGCAAGAGTTTCAATTAATTTCGAACGCTGCGCAAAACCGCACCGATTCGAATTACATGATTTTATACCCGACTAACTCTTTGGTTATTTGGGGGCCATCGCAATTCGAGGCGTTGCCAAAATCGGCTTGGGACAATAACACTCGATACGTTAGCGGAGAAATTGTTACGTTAAGTAGCATTTTCTTTAGATGCACAACGAGTATTCCCGCCGACGCAACTATCTCGGCGGCGAGTCGATCTGGAGCAACCGTAACCATTACGACTTCTTCGAATCATAATTTCGCAAGCAACTTCAAAGCGACGATCTCTGGACTGAGCACTGGCAATGTTGATGCAAACGGCTACTACAATATTACCGTAACTGCCGCAAATCAATTCACTTACACATTAGCTACTTTGGATACGGGAACGGAAACTTATACAGTAACCGCTGGTAGAGCGGTGTTAAACACGCACCCTCCACTCGCTAAGTCGTATATTGCAAGCGCAACTCGCAGCAATGCGGTAGTGACGATCACTCTTGGAAACTCGGCCACTCCTTTCAATCCGATTGTTCTTTCGGAAATCACGGGAACTTCGGCGCAGATTGCAAACTTGACTGGCGCAGTAGATCCTAACGGAACGTACACGATCACAACAACGAGCGACACGACCTTTACTTATACGTTGAGCGGATCGCCTAGCGGTTCCGAAACTTACACGGTAGTTGCAGAAAGCGCCGATATCCTAGATCAAACAAAAATCAGCGCCGTTGTAAAATTGTTTACTAGCGGAGTGAATAATTTCTGGTCACTATTTATCCCACCGATCAGAGAGCAAATTTACCGCGCAACGTCTAATGCTCAGGGCAAGTTGCCTACTGACAGCTCTTTCTGGACAGCGGAAACTATTCCAACAGCGTCTGGCACTTTCGACACTTATTTGAGTTATGTCAAGTTGCCAATCAATCAAAACCTCTATACTGGCGACTTCTCGGCAGTAAATATTTCAGAGATCAACAGTAACGCTTCTGATGTCGGCAACTACACGCTCGAATTTTTGGGCTACTTCTATATCCCATTAAACAAGAACACCGACATCATCTCGACCGATCCGCTAGCTGTGAGAGAAATTAGCGTTATTTCAGCGAATAGCGGCACTGTTTACGAGATTACAAAAGTTGGCACTTCCGCTCAGTGGTCAACGATTGGCGTTGGCTCGGTTCCTCCTGTTGTTGGCATGACGTTTACAAAGAACGCGACTGCTGCAACTGGAAACGGAAAGGTCGCGCCAGTAAATTCTTACGACTTTAAGATCGAATGTCTCGAAACAAACGACGCTTTTGCCGATTTGTACGTTAACGGAATCTTAGCGTCGAGTCACGACGTAGACTCGTCTCCAACAGTTTCGCCCGTTACGCTAACGAGCGGATATCATAGAATTTACGCCAGACTTAGAACTGGTGTCGGCAGAAACAAGATTAAGATTTCTTACAGAAAGACTGGCGCGGCTTCGTTCACTGTGGTTGGAGAAAATCAGCTTCTCAACCGCAAGACCGATTCTAATTTGATCGCTCCAAATTCTCCGATCTATACACAACGCGGAGATATCGCCGCATCTTCAATGGTCGCTGGCAAGAAGTACAGAATCAATGTTGTCGGCACGGCAGCTAATTGGACTAGTGTTGGCGCAACGTCGGCAACAGTTGGCACAGTGTTCTTAAAGAACTCTACAGCATTTTCCGGCACAGGAGCATTCGCTTCTGAAGTTATCGATCTTGCGGCAGTTCAAGCAGACAGCCAAAGACTAGTGACGTTCACTTCGGAACGTGAAGACACAGGCTACGCTAAGTATGTTTCTTTCTGGCAGTGTGAGATTACAAAGGGAGTGAATAAGTATTTGTCTCCGACAATTCGTGTTGGCGTTACTTTCTTGTCAACGCAAAACGAAAGCATCGAGAGAAGCGTTCCTCCGATTCAGTCACTCCCATCTATATTCTAAGATGAAAATTCTAAATCCATTAAGATTTTTCAGAGGGATGGGAACATCCGAGGCTAAACTTCTGCCGCCAGACGAGGGCAAGAAACTCAAGAAGTCTATTTCTGTGGCAGAAATCGTTGACTTGCTTTGCGAGGGTCCAATCGAAGGTATTGTCGATCCGTTTGGCAAAAAAGTTTATGGCCTAGATATGCTAAAGGGAGTTTATTTGAATGGCGTTCCAGTTATGAACGTTAGTGGAGAATACAATTACAGAAACATTCTCCTCGAAGTAAACTTTGGTACAGAGAAACAAAAAGCTTTAGTCAACTTTAAAAACGTTTACATCTCTAAACCAGCAAGCTTTAAACTGCTCGGCCCGATCACGATGCAGGACGACGTTAAGTTAGATGGCAGAAACTTTACAAGCTGGGCGCGTTCAACCGATGGTTGGCCGACGACACCACAAGACCCATTCATATTTACTCATCAAATCAGAAACCGCGATGTCAAAAAGCTTCGTGTAAACTTTTTAATTGAAGCTTTGGCGGATACTGTAGATGAGGGAACAAAAGCTGGAACAGCCAAAGAATCGACGCTTCTCTTGCGTTTATACTGGGGATTGGATGGAGAGTCTAATTTACAAATTAGAGATGTTAGTTTCTACGGATTGGTTCAAAGCCCGTATGCATATACTATCGGCGACGACTCGATTTCAGAAGGCGAAACCACTGATGGTGCTTACTACGCGGCAACAAATACCAATTTCAATCCCGCTTCGTCGGTTGGTGGAGCCAGCACAAGAGTAAATATTCCACCAATTGACTTGAACGACGACTTTAAAAAGACGCTTCCTCCCGGCTTTTAAGTCCCATAAAAAATGTCTATTCAATATACTCCAGAACAGTTAGCGGCGACGAAAATCAATAAACGGAACTATTCGACGGTTTTGGGGGTTATCTATTATTTAAAAAAGCTTTCAACGTCGCCATTTTCAAATCCATACACTACGGTACAAAACTATGTTTATACTTTGGTTGGAGAGGGTGCGGGAACAGCCGCTACTTTTGATGCTCTTTCTAGTTCAAGTTACGCTAAGGGAGCCACTATCACACTGACCGGAACGGCAACGTTCAACAGGACTCTTGGAGCTACCACAATTCTTACTCCAACATTATCCTTGGCGGCTCATATAGATAGTCCAGCTAGTAATGGGAATACGCCACAAGTCATTTACGCAAACGGCACAGACATTAACACCACTACGGGAGTGTTTTCATTTACGATCCCAGCCGATGTGACTTCGAAGCTCGCTACGGGAACACATACTGTTTATATCAACGCCCAATCGCCAAAGGGCTTAACAAAGTTAACTGGTGGCACAGATGGGGTTAGAACATTCTCGATTACATAATAATATTTACTAGTAGATGAAAATGTTAAATCCATTTAGATTCTTAAGAGGAGCGGAAGATCCAATCGACGCGAACCAAACGGCTTTTCAAAAGTCAGTTGATTCAACGAATGTATCTGAAGGAGTTGATGAAATCGTTTTACCAGAATCAGTAAATGGCAAAGATCGCTACATCAAGATTGAAAAGCGCAGCGAAGAAACTATTTCTCCGCTCGTTAGGCGCGAAGTTTATGTAGATAGTATCACAGAAGTTATTGATCGCAATTTCTCTTATCCGCTAACAGCTCACGTTGGAGTAAAGTTTGATTCGCGAACCTTTGCGAATTTTCCAGAACGCGCATTCGACGTGCGAATGAAGAAGATTAAGATCCCGTCCAATTACTATCCATTGGGCGGAAACGGTCTTGACCGTCGTTATGTTTACCCAAGCGCAAACTATCCGGCTAATCCAAATAATCTAGATATTATTTTTGTCGTAGACAAGAATATGACATTTGCGAATAAGGCTTTGATTCGTCGGAATTTAAAAGAAATGATTGCGAAGATGACCGCTGGTTATACTGCGGTAAGGGCAGCAATTTGGAAAGTGGATAGCAGCGTCAGCTATAGCGTCATCAATGGCCCAACGCTAACGAACTTCTCATATTACGATTCGGAATCGTTCATAACTGTTCGCTCGCCAGATTCTGCTGGAGAAAACAATCAAAATCTTTTTACTAAGCTCGATACGCTACTGCAAGAAAGCACCGTCTCTGCCGCTTATAGTGAAGTCGGAGCAGTTTCATATTTAATCAGAAAGAATCTCTACGCATCGAATCGCGAAATGGGCAAAGAGCTTGAATCGGTTGTTGTTGACTCTCTTTGGTCGAACACGGTAAGAAAAGTTGTTTTCTTCGGAGGAGCAAGTCCAGAGTCGATGACCGAATCGACTTACGATGCTCTGTTCAGATACTCGACTGAAAACTGCGTTCAGCTTTATTATTTCTACAGCAACGCTTCGTCTTCTGGAACTAGAACATTCCGAGAACTTTCGGCAAAAGTAAATGGTGGTGCGTTCAATATGCTCCACGACTCTGATATCGATTTTCAGCAGTTCTGTGACGATAAGTTTTACGATAGCAACAAGGTTTACTACGGTGATTGGGATGGCACGTTCAAGTTAGGCTGGACCGATAATCCAGCTTGGGTTCTTTACGATATCATCACGAATACGAATTATGGTTTGGGCAACCAAATCGACTTTTCGTCACTCGACAAGTGGACGCTTTACGATATCGGTAGGTATTGTGACGCTGTAGATGATAAGGGTATTTTTCGAGGCGTTCCAGACGGCAAAGGTGGCTTAGAGCCACGCTACACATACAACATCATCTTCTACAATAAAGACGAGGCTTACAATGTATTGCGCGATGTCTCAGCCGTATTTAAGGGCATCGTTTACTGGAACACGGAAGGTTTCTCTTTTTACGCCGATAGACCACAAGATCCTGTTATGCAGTTCTCGAATGCAAATGTTCGAGACGGTCTTTTCGAGTATAGCGAAACGGCGCGAAACGTCAGATATACTTCCGTAGAAGTCGTTTATAACGATAAGTATGATGGTTACAAAACCAAGGTAGAGTATATTGAAGATGTTGACGGCATTCGTAAGTTCGGCTTAAATCCATTTAAAATCAACGCTGCTGGTTGCACTTCACGCTCAGAGGCTCGCAGAATTGGACGCTACGTCTTGTGTTCTTCGATGTTCGAGTCTGACATCGTGTCGTTCGTTGGCGGCGTTGAGGCTGCGTTCCTGCAACCGGGCGATATCTTCTCGGTCAGCGACGAAGTTAAGAACACTGCAAGAACATTTGGGCGCATCTTAGATGTTAACGAAGCGACTAATGTCGTCACTATCGATGGCGAGTTTAAGCAAGGAACTGCATCGACTATCGGACTTGACTCGGGTATTTATATCCACGTCCCTTCTGGGAATTATTCGGTATCGGATCTTAATAACTTAACTGGTTCTGCTGGTCAATTTACTGGCACGCTCAACAATATTAGAGCGAGACGCCAGCGTCAATTACAGAGATACAACATTCATACGGTAGCTGACGGTGTTGACGGTAGTAACACTTACGGATCGAGAATCACAATCACTGGCGAGTTCTTGCTCAAATCTGGCATCTTTGAAACGTACCCAATCGAAGGAAGAATTTCTGGTGGTGGCGTAACAACTGGCGATACTATTTTGACAGGAGAGGTTTATGTTTTCCCAGACAACACGACTGTAACGGGAAATCCTCGTTTTGAAACATTAAACTTCGCAGCGGTTTCTGGTGTGTTGCTCGAAAATGAAATTGATATTGACGTTCAAGGCTCGGCGGGAACGGGACAATTAATCGGCGACGAAACAAATTGGTCTTGTGCTGTTGACGGCACGAACGGAACCGTGACGGTCAATGGGTCACAAGTTGGGACAGCGGCAGCTAATGGATTTTTCACTGCGATCCAGTTAACTACTGCTGGAGCATTTGTGAATCAAACGTCAACGTCGTCCTCGTTAGCTACTGCGGCTGCGCATATAACCGCGAGCACTGCGGGCAACGTTGTTATCATTGTGTCTAACAATGCAGCTGTTGCAAATAATGCAGCAACTCCTTCTGAACTCGCGGCCTATGCTCCAACAGAAGTTCAGAAGATCGGCAAAGATGTCTCGGCAGTTTCAACTTCTTTCGGTTATTTAGCGGCTCTTGTTAAAGTTTCATCTGGAGCGGGAAGAATTGTCGAGCGAGCATCAAAATCGCTCAATGACTTTGGCAAGATTAGATTCAATTACAGAGATCTTCTAGCTTTAAGCAAGATGACTCCGTACTATACTTTCTTAAATGTTGATGTTGGAAACAGTTCGAATTCTAAGTATGACGACTGGAGAGCGAGCGTTTATTATGATATAGATAAGATCGTAAATGTTTCTGGCGTTATTTACCGCTGTAAGGCTGGCCACACGTCTTCAGCAACGTTCGCTACGGATGAGACAAAGTACTGGATTGCCGGAACAATTAACGACCACAGAACCATTGGTTTCCCCAAGGATTTCTATGGCTCCACGAAGATTCCGATCACGACAAGTTTAACAAGCGCACACGTTTCTGGTGCGTTTGCTGCGCTTGGGCTGAGTGTTTATGTTGGAGGCGGAACCCTCGGACAGTCAGATATCAGAACTCTCAGCGAAACTGATGGTGTTGGCTATAGCGGATTGGTTTATGGAACTGGCTATGGCAAAGGCTTCTATTCGCTAGCTGTAGATACCTTGCCAACAAAGATTAATCTTATTGAAGATGGGTCGATTTATCTGTTGAGCGGTTCTGGTGTTGAGCCAAAGCTTTACAAGACTCTAACAGTTAAAGAAGAAGAGGCGAATAACTATTCGGTAGCTGGCGTCGAGTTTTATCCAGATAAAGAAAACTTTATCGAGAATGACATCTCGGACACTTCGCCAAACCTTTACGTTCAATCTCCTTACGACCTTGTAGTAAAGCCACAGGCTCCAACTACGCCCGTTACAACTACTTTGCGTAAAGATGAATCGAACGTCACAACTGGCATTTATGTTAACTGGGGAGCTTCTCCAAGTTCGCCGCCACTTTATAAGCTTTATATTAGCCGCCCAGACTACTCAAGTTCAGTACCGGGAGCAATTACTGAAGCCGTATCAACGTCTTCTCTCGACTACACGATTCCAGTTAACTCAAACTGGGGACAGTACGATATCAATATCTACGCTCAAGGAGCTACGCCGTATCGATTCTTGTCCGAAGACTCAGCATCAATAAGCGCAGTCGCTCTTCCATTGTCCACCGCAACAATTGGCGGCACATCGTTAGATAGAGTCGCGATCACTGGTTTCTACCTTGATACAGCGGATACTGGAAGCTTGCGATACAACATTACTTACGGAGCAACATTCTCGGGAGTTGGGCAAGGGAACTTCACGTCAAAAGATTTGACGTTCCGCTGGTCTTACGTTGATCCCGTTGGCGACAGAATCAATTCACCAGATTCTCTCAGAAACAATCCGTTCTTCCCAGACGCTCCGAATATCGTTGTTCAACTATACTCTGATGGTGGAACTTTACTAGAATCCAATACTGGCTATCAAGGCTTCTCGTATACGCTAACAAAAGAGAAAAATCAAGAATACTCGATGCGCGGCACAACGGCAGACATCAAGACTACCGATTCTCCTGCGCAAAGAAACTATAGACTAAGAGTCGTCGTAAGAGACGTAAATAATAATCCATTTACAGGAACTTTCGACGCTTACAATGTTGCTCCAGCATACTCTCAAATTGACGTAGTAGACTCTTATCAGTTCTCGCCCTATTATGTTTTCTCGGGCTACTACGGGAACTCTTCGTTCACAAGAGTCGCAGTTTGGAATAGTGGGGAAAACAATATCGTTAGCGGCTCGGGTATTAGAGATTGGTCTGCTGGCGCAAGTGCTGGAGATCTGTTAAGAAGCGAGAATGCTGATCGTGAAATCACGTTCAGAGATATCTCTGGAGCATTCAAGTCTGCAACAGGATTAAGCTCTGCTGGCGTTGCTACTCTAAATGGTATCGACATTAACTACTCTGGTCTTGGCGATCCTAGCTACGAAGCTTATGTCAACGAGTGGCCCGATTTGCTGAACGCTTATGAGTCGGAAGTATTGCAAGGCGGCACAAAGACAAAAGACGCTTGGGGAAGAGAGCATTGGGAAACTTACGGTTATGAAGAGGCGAGAACTCTTCCAAGAACAAAGGGTAATATTTTGGGTACTGCCGATTTTGCCGACATCACTAACGCAAACCAAACTGGCTTCTCGGGCGTTGCAGTTTCCGTCGTTCAAGATCGCGTGTCTTATAATGCGATTAAATTCTATTGTTACTCAGCATCTTCGAACAAAGACGTTCTTTCGGTAGACATTTATACTGGTAGTTCTGAAGCATTTACTCCAGACACAGATACGAGAAGTAACTTGCACGCTATCTATCCTATCCCAAGCCGCTCTTACTTGAACCTTATTGAGCTTGGCGGGCCAACGATTCAACGCGAGCAATGGTACTACTTCAAGTTCCTGCCGAGAGACGACTTTGGCACTGGCGTAATGTCCCCAGTTGTTAGCGGCTATCTGGAAGATAGAGCCGACGAGCCACCAGCAGTTACCTATACCGAATACATTCTTGATGGCAAGCGTCCTCCTGCACCAGTAAATGCAGCAGAAAGACCACAAATCGAAGCCACAGGCTCGAACTTGATGGTTAATAGGAGCTACAAGATCACGGTTCAAGGAACCGTTAACTGGACGACTATCGGCGCAAAGTCTGGACTAGCTGGCGTTGTGTTCGTTTACAACGGTCAAACAATAACTGGCAGCGGAGGCTACGTTGTGCTAGAAAGCACGATTGATTTGACGCTATCTCCAGACGATCTGAATGACACTAAGATTGTTACGCCAATCAGCGATTCAACGGTTGAAATTCCATCGAATCCGCCAATTGGTTATACTGTAACGTTCGTAAACAAGCCAGCGTTCGGTAAGGCTGCTGATGTTTACGTTGTTTATAGAGACGGTGGCGAAGCGGCAGAATCCCCAACCTTAACGGTCGTAAAACCAAATGAACAAGTAGTTCTTGAGTTTACGCCGAAAGGTTGGGTCGATCTGAACGCCGATACTCTCTACCTCGACACTTAAAACTTAATATCGAAGACGGATTCGTCAATCTTGTTATCTACGCCTTTAACGTAGGACGAGATTTCCGTTTCTTGCGGGGCAACCTGAACCTTCTTGGAGTCGTAGAAGCTATTAAGCCAGCCAGAGAGTGGGTTGGACTTAGCGTTATAAATTTTATTGTAACCCATTGATGTCAAGCGGTTATCCGCGAGCCACTCAACGTATTGCTTCAACGAGTCGGCAGTCAAACCGATCAAGCTTCCCTTAGAGAACAGATAATCGGCCCATTCCTTTTCTGCGTCCACTGCCATTCTGTAAGCCTCGTAGATTCGATCTTCGTTCTTCTTGAGAAGCTCTTGGAAGCCTTCGCTCGGGTGATCGCGCAAGATCTTAATGATATTTTGCGTGATAGCAACGTGAAGGTTCTCGTCGCGAGAAATTAAATTAATAATTTTTGCGTTGCCTTCCATCTTTCCGCGATAGCCAAAGTAGAACGAGCACGCGAACGAAACGTAGAACGTTAAGCCTTCGGTAATTTGTGTAGCGATAAGGGCATCGAGAATCTGCTGCTTAGGATCGGTGCTTCGCGTGTTAAGCAAAGCATCGTAGCGGCTAGAGATGGCTTGAGCACGCTTCACGATCTCCTTGTCTTCGAGAATCGAGTCGAAGAACTTGGTCGCGTCGGGGTGAACATTCTGGAGAATGTATGTATAGCTATTGCTATGTACAGTCTCGAAGAACGACCAAACGTTCATGCAGATTTCTAGCTCTGGGTTCGAAACATAATCGGACAGCGAGTTGATGCTGCGACTAAGCATCGAGTCGGTCATCGTCTGGAAGCGAAGATTGCTATCGAAAACAAAACGCTCTTCTGGTGAGAGAGTCTTGTAATCGGCGGCATCTTTTGTGAGATTGATCTCTTGGGGTCGCCAAAAGAAGTTGATCTGCTGGTCGTAAAGCTCGTAAAACTTCGGGTACTTCAAACGGTCGTACCGTTGAATAGCCAAGTCTTCTCCAAGGAAAAGCGGCTGCTTTAACGAGTCGAGATTAATTGTGTTGAGTACAGTTTTCATTTTATTACAGCGTGCAAGCCCCACCAGCGCAGCCATCGGCCTCTTCGGTTTCTGGCTGCTTTGCGGGTTCTTTGGTTGGGTTAGGAGTTGAATCTAAGACGGTTTGTGTGTCGCCGTCAAATGTATTTGTGTAATAAAGGTTCTTAATTCCGTACTTGTAAGCGATCATAATGTCTCCGAGCAGTTCCGTTTGATTCGGAATCTTGTTCGGATAACGATTAACGTTATAGTACAAGTTGGTCGAGATGCTCATGTCGGTGAACTTCTGAAGCGCCGCGACAACCTTAAGATAGCCGTGGTTATTTGGCATTTCAAATGCGAGCGTGTAGTCGTTCTTCTTCGAACGGATATTAGGAACGACAACTGGGATAATGCCAGCTTTTGAACGCTTCTGCGAAATCAGCGAGCGTGGTGGCTCGATGCCGTTTGTCGATGACTGAATAACGGAACTCGACTCTACGGGCATGATCGCAGTGAGCGTGCTGTGGCGCATACCGTGCTGCTTGATGTCTTTGCGCAGCGATTCCCAATCGCAATGAAGTTTTTCGGTTACGAACTCATCGATGTTCTTGCAGTAAGTATCAATAGGGAGAATACCTTGCGAGAACTTTGTTTTGTCGAACTTTTCGCACGCACCCTTTTCCTTTGCCAGTTCAACGGACGCCTTGATCAAGTTATAGCTGACAAGCTCCATGATTGCCGCCGCCTTATTCGGCGCGGCCTTGTCGTAATACTTTACGCCAAGATCGGCCAAGTAAGCGGCGAGATTCGTGACGCCAACGCCGAGGCTACGACGACGCTTCGCAAAATTCTCTGCGGCAGGAACAAAATAGTTCTGGTGGTCGATAAGCTCTTCGAGCATTCGAACAATAACGTCGCACACGGGTTCCATCTCGTCTTTGTCAACCTTGAGGAGATTAACGGCAGAGAGAATACAAACACCGATCTCTCCATTTTTATCATTAAGATCTGAAATCGGAATTAATGGTTGAGTTATTTCCGTACAGAGATTGCTAGTGTCCACTTGCTCAAGCCAAGAACCGTGCGAGTTTGCGTGGTCAACGTTCATGACGTAGATACGTCCCGTCTCTACACGCTCCTTCGAGAAGAGCATAAAGAGATCGCGGGCATTCATCGTCTTCTTAAACTTCAGCTTCGCGTTCTTTTCTGCGGCAAGGTAAAGATCCTTAAAGTCTGGGAAGCCGAATCGATTCCAAAGCTCGGGAACTTCGTGATACGAGAAAAGAGTGATCTTTTCGTTGTTTAGGACGCGATCATAGAATACGCGGTCAAAGCCGATGCAATAGTCAAGCTTGCGAACGCGATTATCGTCAGTACCCGCATTGTTCTTGAGAACGAGGATATCTTCGATATCGTGGTGAAACCAAGAAACGTTTACGGTAGCAGAGCCGCCGCGAATGCCGTTCTGGTGGCAACTCTTTACGGTAGACTCGAACATCTTCAAAAATGGGATTGGACCCGTGTGACTAACCATGCCGCCCTTAACGGGCGCATTAACGGCTCGGATTCGGCTCATATTAAGGCCAATTCCGTATCGATTTGCCGTAGCCATACCTACAGCCGAGTTGTTCGAGAAAATCGAATTTAGCGTGTCATCTACGGTAAACAAAGCGCAAGAGGCGTAGCTCTTTAGCGTCGTGCGAACGCCCGCCATGATTGGGGTAGGCAGATTGATCTTGTGCTGGCTAAAGTAGCTATAAGCTTTCTTAATGTACTGTAGGCGATTCTCCTTATAACCCCTGAACAGAGTCATAGCGATCAAGATGTACGCAAACTGTGGAGTCTCGTAAATCTTCTTTGTTGTCCGATTTTGAACGAGGTACTTGTCGCAAAGCTGCTTGATACCAGCATAAGCGAAGTCAAAGTCACGGTCGTGTTTCAGAAACTCGTCTAACTTATGGAACTCGCGATCATCGTACCACTTAAGAATGTCTGGATCGTAAACGCCATATTTAATATTTTCTTTTACAAAATCAATCAGTTTCGGAGCATTCTTCCCTCCCCAAACTTCTTTTCGGAGGTGATAGTTGAGTAAGCGAGACGCAACAAATTGATACTGAGGTTTTTCCTCAGAAATTAGCCCCGCAGCAGCTTCGATTAGCGTATTGTGAATGTCTTTGGACGAGATACCGTCAAAGAAAGCTACGTTGGCGTTCATCCCGACCTCCTCGAACGAGGTTCCGGAAATGCCGTCGCAAGCCCATTGTAAAACTTTATTAATCTTGTCAGCGTCGAACTTCTCGATGTCGCCGCTTCTCTTTTTAACTGTCATTGATTTTTTCATCTTAAAAGTAAAATAAGGTAAATGGCTTTACATAAAGCCCCAATCATTTGCCATGTAAAACCGCCAACTGGCGATTATTTATAATTCTTTACAAAGGTAAGTGTATCGAGACGAAAGCCGTTGTTCATATAGAACATCTGCACTCGCGGATCGCCGCCGTTACACATCCAGTGGCACGACAAGTAATCTAAACCTCTCTGTGCCACTAGTTTCTCGATTTCTTGTAAAACAATAACTCCATCGAGAAAAGACTTACCAGTTGTGACCCAAATGATTTCATTGAGTCCCGTTTTGCCGCAAGCCCAATCTTGCGAGATCAGTCCCGCAAAGATCGAGTTTGGCTTGCCGTCGCGAAAGTAAACGTAGACAACGGCGTTGTCTCGGAAAGAAAGCAGGAGATGCGAAAGCTCACTCTTTAAGTGAGGCAAGTCCCAATCTCCCGCAACGTGCTTGTGAGTCTTCAGAACGAGATCTAAACGGTCAGACTTTTCCATCTGATCGAGAACCTCGCGAAGCTCTGTTACTTTTTCAATCCTCTTGATCATAACTTGAGGTGCTTGAGTAACGTGCGAGCTTCCTTGCTTGGCACGTCGGACCAAGAGTTCCAGTTCTTCGCTTCTTCGTTGCGATACGTTTCTTCCTTCCAGAGCGTGCGGAGCCACTCACGGAAATCGGGAAACTCGCCGCCGATCACTTCTTGGAACTTCTTTGACAGCACGGCTTGTGGAGTAACGTCAGCAGACCCGTCAGCCGTTTGAGTCTTGCCTCCGCTGCCACTCTTCGCAATCTCATCTTCCCCAACGATATGAATGCCAAGAAAGTTACGAACGGCTCGAACAAACGAGCGGTTAGCCGCGATAGTCTCTAGAAACTTTTGCCCGAAACCGTCAGTATTTTCGGTCGTGGCGTTCGCAACGTCGGAATTCTTAATGAAGCAAAAGAACTCTTCGGACGTGCACTCAAAATTACGAATCCAGCTAATCGTACATTTCGAAACAACGTAATCTCGCTCAAGCTTAAGCAAGTCGAAGTCAACGCATTCGAATCCACGAAGCTTTGCCAGTTCCTTGATTCCTCCGAGCCTAATCAAAAGCTGTTCGTCTCGCAATCCTTCGCTCGTCTCTGGGGTCGGAAGATTGCGGCGATTAAACCAATCCTTATTTGGATAGAGGTGAGCGGGGTTGATCATTGCTCGCCAGTTTACTGTCCCGTCCTTATTAAGGATGTAATCTATTCCTTTTAAAAGCCCTCGCTCGTCGCGTAAGCTTGAATTTTGTGGCTTCGTGTCAGCCTTTACGTCAATAATTGGAGTTTGTTGGTCGCTCATCTTTGAAGATATGAAAATGCTCGCTTTCCTCCCAGAAATCTGGGTGATCTACAACCTTTGTTGTTCTCGATGTTTTCGGAGAATTGCTTTTCCATGCTATTTTGCTGGAATACACTTTTCCATCGGAAAGTATGATTTTTTCCGAAGAGAACACGCAAGTGTCGTCGATCTGATCTGCATTTTCTACATCGTTTTTAGTGATGATATCCTCCTTGTCAAGACAAAAGTCGAAGAATTTCGCACACAAACGAGACCAGTCTGGCCCGTCTGGAGCTATTAGAGAAACTTTAATACCGAGAGTTTTCAACTCGGAAAGGTAAGCGATTGAAATTGAATCGTTCGCAACAATCGTGAAGCCAACAATCTTTTGCTTGATTTGCAAAATCTTTTCAAGTGAGATCTCTCGATCAGTAATGATATTGATAGAAGCGTATCTCGCGAGAGAAAGTAAAACGTCCTCACCAAAGAAAAGGTCCATTCGAACGTTACAAACTTTATCCTTTACGATTGAGTGGATCTGAAGGTTGTTTGGAATGATTTCAATAGTTGGAGAGTGGTAAAGCTCTCCGATATGAATCGTGTTGAACTTATCTAAATCGTTGTCTACGCCAAGTTGCTTGAGCGCAGCGCGAGCAATGACTTCGGGATAGATCGTATTGATCTTCTTTTCCTTTTCGTTGAACGAGAACGAGGGCTTGCCATGCTTCTTCCAGTCTACCTCGATTAGCGTCTTGTTCTCGGGCGAGCCAAAAACTGGGCCACAGTTTTGAGCGTAACTATACGAGTACAGAGACACGATTTTTTTATCATAAAAACCAGCAAGGTGCGTCGATAAACTGTCAACTCCGAGGTACATCTTGCAGTTCTTGATAACGTAAGCCAACTGCTTGATCGAAGTTCTGCCGCGAAGATCAATGTCTACGCCACCAACTGTTTGGTCCGAGGGTAATCCAACGTGAATGATCTTGTAGTCGGTCGCGTACTCGCGAATCAGATTAAATACCTTCGACCAGTAATCGTACTGGCGAGAGTTTCCTTTGCCGCTCGTTTGGAAAACGATGTAGTTATCCTCCGATAGTGGATAGTAAGCTTCGTCAATGAATGGCTTTTCAGCTTTGACGCCGCAAGATAAGGCATATCTGTCTAGTAAATGCATATTAAAGGATCGTTTGGTATTCGAGGATGTCTTTGCCGTTATGCTGATAGTCGAACATCTTTTGTGTTCCAATGTGCGGGATAAACGTGATGTCGAAATATCCTTCGCCTCCAGCATGACCTTCCATGCTCAATAAGTTTTCCATGAATGGACTAAACACTAGCCGCTTATGAATGTAGGGGTTGCAGTCTAAGATCTCAAAAAATTCTGGCTTCGTCGCGAAGTAGATGTTGTAGTCTGGGTAAACACGTTTGATCGATGGCAATAGCGACGTTGCCATAAACACGTCGCCAGCACTTTGAGGCAGAACAAACAAGATGCGCCGACCTTTGTCGTCTTTGTCGAGCAAGTCATTGAAATCTACTTTGGCATTTTCGTTGTTTTCCTTGACTGCCGTATTTCTGAAAAAGTCGAGAATTTGTTCGCGACTGATTCCGTTCTTTAACTGAGACATCCATCCCTTTAAGCCGTCATCATTAGCATCGACGGTCATGCGCAGCACATTTTTATAAATATCAATCAGCCACTCAACATCATTTGGATTGTCGGCTGGTTCATATTTAGGATTACGAGCTTCGAAAGCGGACTCGTAGTTCCAGTCAACTTTACCCGAATTGTCGATGATCTCTTCTAGCTTGCGACCAATTACTTCAGCAGAGAGGTTGTCTAGAACGAATTGTCTTGCCCGCTTGCCCACCTCTTGCCGCTTCGAAAGGGACATTTTATAGACACGCTCAAGCTTATCAGCGATTGATTCTGGAAGCGTGGTAGCCTTTGTGAAGTTAGTGCCCGGTTCAAAGTACGGCTTCCAACTCAACGCCATACCGCCGCTCTCTTCGGTGCAAAAATCTTCGCCGCAAGAATAGTTTGTTACTAGAGTAACGAGTTCAGTCAGCTTCGCTTCGGTTACGGGAATCTCTTGCCCGCCGCTAGTGAATGGATGACAGTAAACATCCATCAAATTGTAGATCTCGTTCAGCTGCTGCTCGCTTACTCCGTTCGTGATATTGGTGGTCTCAACAGTATCTTTGCCGTCGCAGAAACGACACGCGATCTTTTGGCCTCTAAATGGCTTAACCTCGTACTGCTTGCATTTCTTACAAAAGTAAGTTGTGAGAACATCACTCGGACTGACGCCATTATCTTTCATCAGCTTTACGATATCCCAGCCTTCGCTCCAGTGCGTATGCAACAAGAGCTTCGCCTTAGACGCTGGATTCTTTTCTTTGAATTGCTTGAACCCTTGAAGAAGATTCGGAACGCTCTTTCGGAGCTGATTGCGGAACACGAAACCGATAATGAACTCGTCGTTCAATCCAAACTCTTTTCTCAACGCTTTCTTCTCTTCGTTTGACAGAGCAAAGAATGAAGAAGTTTCGGTGGCTCCTCGTAGCGTCTTGATCGAACCCTTCGGATGACCTAAACGCTCTACTTCTTTACCAGCAAAAGAAGCCCAAGCGTAGTAATGATTAACCTTTGGGATGATCTTGATCGCCTCATGATATAGCGGAGTCGAGTCGAGCGTCGTCCAAATCATGCAGTTCTTGTTCCACCACTTCTTTTCGGCAAGCGGAGACAGAGCCCAAATATCTTCGATGCCGATATAGAAGTCTGGCTTGTACTCTTTGATTAGATTGTCAATCTCGTAGTGACCGTATGTAGCGGTGCGGAGCTTGTTTTGATCGGACTGAATCTGAGCAAGTTGAGCTTGATCTGGTAGTGTCCCAACGGCTTTCCAAGGCAGCGTTTGTAGCTCGGGAGCATCTTTGTGCTTTGTGTTGGCGAACTCGATTAAATTGTACTTGCCAGTCTTGTGCAAATACAAAAGAACATTCTTCATGTTCTTGCCGAATCCTGTAAAGATGCGACTATGGTTGCTGTGGAGAACTACAGTTTTTTTCATTCTGATACGGCGAACGATTGAGCCAAATAATTCTCAAGGAACTGAGCGACAAGCTCGCCCTCTCCGAGTTCGAAGCCGATCAAAAAAGACTGTTCACCCTTCTTGATAGAGAACGAAAACGCATGGTCGCCGTTCTTCTTTTGATACGGGCCAAACATGATCGACGTTGTCGCGCCTTGATACGCATGAACTGTCGAGAACTTCGTGCCGAGACGAATAGCGCGAATGATCGTCGCCGCTTCTGTCTCGTTCAGCTTTAGCGAAGCTGTCTTTTCTGGATTCTTTGCGTTCTCGGCAAATGAGCCTTTACGACTCTGTTCGTTCCAAGAAGCTTGCTTTACAAAACTAACATAGAGGTCGAGACCCTTATCGTCTCCCTCTTTTTGACGCTGAACAACATTAAAAGATAATGCTGTTCCAGTGTTTGACTTGTTGGGCTTATAAAATTTAAGGCGCATATATCATCTGGTTTAGAGATGATAACGCGCCCTAATATTTTTTAAACTAAAGTATTAGCTAACGAGAGTCTTTTTTATAATCGGTGGATTCTTCTGATTTTCGATATCTAAGGCAAGTCTCTCATATACTCCGTTCGTGCCAGTAATGTTCTCAAGCTGAATTACCCAAGACGCAGCCTCTCCCGTAGTGAGCTGATCGAACGGAATAAAGTCTTCTGGATTAACTGCTGGAAGCGAAGTTCCTGCGCCAGCCTCAGAGATATATATTGTTCCATTAGAGCCAGATTCAACGGCTCGAATTTGCCAGTGAACCATAGCAACTACGTCTGCCAAACCAGATTGAACTGGATAGCAATCAAAAGAGGGGAACGTCCAATTGTATGCGGTCATGTTACTCTATGATAACGCGAGAAACGTCTTTTTCATCCCACTTTACAGCGTCCATTGATCCTTCGTTCTTCTTCTTTTTACGGTTAAACTGGGAGATGCAAATCGCATAGCGTTGCTTCTGATTTGGGTAGTCTTCGTTCATTGACTTAGAAGACATACAAGAGCCGATAAACTCGGACTCTTCTTGATCGGGCTTTGGTGTTGGGATTGGCATATAAGTATATTTACACAAAAAAGCCCACGGTTTCCCGTGGGCTTTAGTGATGACCACTGCGCTAATTAACGGTTGTAACTGCAACCCTCGAAGGTAACATTACGGATGCTGGACTTCCGGAAACGACGAACGCGACCAGCGTTGCGATCTTCAACGAGAATCGTTGATGGAGTTTCGCTCAGGAGGCGAGCATTGACCGTTTCCGTTGTGGTGCGAAGGCCGAAGTAACGACCTGAAGTGCCGCGAATAGCGTTGATAGCACGATTTGTATTGGTACTCATGTTTTGATATGACTTATTGTCTCCAAGCATCATAAAAGGCGTCTATGGATTTGTCAATAGGTTTTTGAAGAAAAAACTTCTGTTTGATATTTTTATAAATCGCCTCGGATTTCTGAACCCAGTACCTCAAAAGCTGTTCGTTTCTAGTCCCGAAAGTCAAGTACTCTGCGAGAATCTTAGAATTAAAATAACAGAATGTAAAAATCTCTGCGGCATCAAGATACTTAACGAGCTTCGTTTTGTCGATTGTCATGTCGGACAAAAGATCGTTGAAGCTCTCGTCCGATCCGTTTAGCGTCTCTTTGACTAAGAGCGTGTTGATATAGACGTTCGCATTCGCCGCATACTCAAAATTTATTAATTTAAAATCACTATTATTGTACAAGAGATTTCGCGGTGAAACATCAAAGTGGCAAAGGCCAAGATCAGTCGTTGGCTTGTACAGCTTCGCAAATATCTGTTTGCACTGCAGAAACAAGTGAGCTAACGGGAACGAAGATACTGACGCGCCAGCTTCTATCGGCAGCATTGAGCGAAATACTTCCGTTGTTTGATCAACGTCCGAAAGCTTAATCGCATGAGTCTCGTTCAAGACTTCTGCGATCTTGTGTTGTAGTCCAAGCCGCTTAGATAGCAGAAACTCGGTCAAGCTAGACGCCGAGAATGTCTTTGTCGTCTTATAACAGTAAAAAGTGAAATCGTCATCAAATGATGACGCCACGATTTCTGGGTGAAACGAAAAATGATTTTCGCGAAGCTCTCTCCAGAAATTTGGAGTATCTGGAGACAGGTTGACCTTCAGAACATACGAATCTTTGCCAGAAGTCAGATCGTATCGATCGTACAAAACCTCACTAGCCGTGCGTGTTTTCCTTGAGATCGGAGCCTCAAGCTCCGCTTCGATCTTCTCGCATACAGAGTCTAGCATCTCCTGCTCAACTGGCAGGAGAGTTGTGCTAGATACTGTGTGTCGCAAGAAGTTTCTTCGTTTTTCCATTGATGGTCAACTCTCCGTCTTTAATGGAGATCTTGATTTTATTGTATGTATTTGCCCGCAAGATGTCTACAATTTTGGTTTTGATCTCATTTTCGACGTAAAAAACGATTTTTCTTGCTCCCGTGCTAGAATCTTTTGTTTTCTGCAAAATAAAGTCGATAACTTCCGGCGAGAAAGAAACTTTCGTTCCGCTCTCAAGCAGCGATGCTTGAATCTGGGAAAACTCGGATTCGACCACTTTGATCAGCGATTCTTCGCTAAGTTCGTCGAAAATAACAATATCATTTAAGCGGGCCAAGAATTCTGGGCGGAAGAACTTCTTTAAGCTTTCTAGAACAGTATCTTTTGTAGGCGTTGATTGAGCAGTCGCCATAAAACCCATTCGTTTATTATCGTTGATTTGATAGCCAACGTTTCCGGTCATAATGATGATTGAATTTTTAAACGAAAGCTTTTCCCCGTCAGAAGTTGTGAGTTGTCCGCTATCCATGATCTGGAGCAAAACATTAACTATGTCTGGGTGAGCTTTCTCGATTTCGTCAAAAAGAAATACTGACGATGGGTGGCGAGTTAAATGAGCGGTTAAAACACTTACTTGATTACACCCAACGTAACCGGGGGGAGCGCCAATCAGTTTCGAAACCGAATGACTTTCCATAAACTCTGACATATCTATTACGCAAAGATTAGAATCGCTCCCGAAAGCCTGTTTCGCTAGCGTTCGAGCCAAATGACTCTTTCCTGAGCCAGTTGGGCCAATAAACATAAAATTCCCAAGCGGGCGACTATTCTTTGACAAGCCAAATGATGAACGCAAGATACAATCGGAAATCTTCTTTAAAGCCTTGTCTTGTCCAAAGACGTGCTTTTGCAGGTTGCTGTAAATATTCTTGATTCCGTCGTTGTCAGAATTTGAGTCAATGACTTTGCCGAGCTTATCTGACAAAGCCTTGTAAACGTCTTTCTTCTTCGCTCGAACCTTTTTTTCCTTAGCGGCTTCTACCCAGACATTGTATTTTGATTCGTAATCTCTTATTAAGTTAGGCAAGTGGTTTTTCTTCACGTCATCGGGAGCAAACTTTTCGAATTGAATGATTAGTTTTTCAATGTTTTTAATTTCGTCTGGACGCGCAAAACCTCGAATTTTAACTTTAGCTCCGATCTGATCGAGAAGATCAATAGCCTTATCTGGGAAGCGTCTATTTGGCATATACTTATCGCAAACATTAACGATGTTCATCAGGACCGAATTTGGATACTCGATCATATGGAACGTCTGATAGAATGATTTCACGTTCTTCAAAATGCCGAAAGTCTCGTCTTTAGTTGGCTCACGAACAAAGACGTTCTCGAAGCGCCGAGACATAGCCGAGTCTTTCGCAAAGTACTTGTCGTATTCTTGTTGCGTTGTCGCCCCGATAAACGAAAGGTCTTCGGCAGTAAAATAGGACTTTAGGATATTCGCTCCGTCCATTTGACCCGCGTCATTGCCGAGTCCAATAATATTATGAATCTCGTCAATGAACAAAATTACATTGCCCATAGCTTTGATTTCCGTCATAATTTTTACAAGCTTCTCTTCAAACTCGCCGCGAAGCCTTGTGCCAGAGATAAGAGCCCCAAGATCAAGAGATAAAACCTTCTTATTCAAAAGAAACTCTGTGCAATTGCACGAAATGATGTTTTTTGCGATTAGCCCTACAACGGCACTCTTGCCTACTCCAGCATCTCCGATAAGCATCGGATTCCGCTTTTGCTTGCGACAAAGGATTTCAAACATCTGCTCGACTTCTTTTTCGCGAAAAGATATATGGTCAAATTCTCCCTTGGAAGCTTTTTCATTGTAGTCTACGCAGTGAGATGAAATTAAGCTTTCGTTGCTAGTTCTGTCAGACTGAGGCGGCGCGGGCTTTTTAATCGGATTCGAAATGAGTTCGCACTCTTTTTCCGTTTTATCTGTCAAGAAGCCAACGTCAATCGAGTTCTTTTTTAAGAACTTTTTTACAAGTTCAGAGTGCCTCAAAAGCGATAAAAAGATATGCTCTACGCCAGTATAGTTTTGCTTAAACGCTTCAGAAATAATTTGAGAGTTTTTAATAACCTCGGCAGAGACGGAACCAAACGGAATATCTGAGCTTGGCAGTTTCTTTTTATTTGACGGAAGTGTCTTCGATAGCGCAATCACAACTTGTTTAGTATGAATATTTAAGGCGCTAAACACCGTATTAACAATCATTGATTCGGAAAACAAAATTGCGTGGAGCAAAAAGTCTTCGGTAATCTCATGATAGTTATTCTCCAAACAGCGCTGCTTGGAGATTTCTAGCGCCCGCGTTGCCCTAGGAGTGAAGTTGATTTGTTGCACTTTATTCATTTTTACACAGATTCGATCTGCGATAGCTTAGTATAGATCCTTTCCGAAAGTATTGTCAAGCCATTTAAGAAAATAGAGTCCTCGGCTTTAGAGCCGTAGACGACAACGATATCGTCTTCTTTTGGAGTTTTGCCTCCTCCTTCGTAGTACATCGTAAACTTGTCGTCGCGACCGCCATCGGTTAGACGGCATACGGTTTGACCGTACTCGTCAGCAATTTTAACCAATAAGTAAGGTCTGCCTGCTCTGCTCACTTTTTTACGAGCCTCTTTTACGACTCCAACCATTTTTACAGCATCTCGAACTTGGGCTTGAGAAACTTCGTAAGTCGTGAATAGTCGTTCGTGCTCGTCTTGATGAAAAACTTCTTTAAGCTTGTAAGTGTAGCTGTAGCCAAGCAATCGCTTTTCGAAAAACCAATTGGCGAACTTCTCGTATTGCTTGTTCATGTCATAAATCTTTTTGTAAGACTCGTATTTGGTTTTAAATGTATTAAAGCGTTTTTCAGTCATGAACGGCTTATTGTCGTCGCCGACAGCCTTAGCTTTCGCCATTTCTGAAATCGCAGTTAGAGCGTCGTGTTGATATTTATCAGCGACAAGCTTAACATTCCGCTTTTCTCTATCGGTAAGAATATTGTAGCTCTGAGCCTCAAGAACGAGACGGCAGCGCTTTTCACTAAAGCTCGATAACGTTCCTGCTTGAATCAAAGAAGATAAAACTCCGATATTTACGCCAGCTTCTTTCGCCCCGTCGAAACAATCAATTTTGTTTTTAAACTCGGCTTCTCGAAACGTAAGAAGGTTTTCAAGAACCTTATCTGATACGCCCTTAATCGCGTTCAATCCGAATCGGATATTATCTCCCTCGATCTCAAAATCTGCGTGAGACTTTGCTAAGTCGGGAGGAAGCAGTCGGATACCGAAGAAACTGAGTTCCTGAGAGATCGTCTCGATCTCTTCGTGCGGATCTGGTTCGTGCTTTGAAGACTTTAAGAGAGCTAAGAAAAATTCTTTTGGATGATTAAATTTTAGGTAAGTTGTTAATGCGCTTAGGGTTCCGTAGGAAAAGGCATGGGCGGCGCAAAACGAATAGTTCGCGCTATCTTCAGCTACCTTCCAAAGAACGTCCGCCACTTGAGATTCTAGATCGTTCTCGGCAACTTTATTGCGAATTTTTTCTTGCCAAGCGGGCATTTCGCTAACCTTCTTTTTGCCAACGATACGGCGAACAGTTTCTGCTTCATCGAGCGTGAATCCAACCTTAACAACCATTTTCATCAACTGTTCTTGAAAGATCGGGATACCTCCAGTTACGCTCAAAATATCATCAAAAAATGGATGGACTGATTGGAGTTGATTAGTCTCAACGTAACGAGCATACTGTTCTACGAAGTCCAAAGCGCCCGGTCGAGCAAGAGAAAGAACACAAGCAAGTTCAAGCATATTGCGAGGCTTCACTTTGCGGCAGACATGGAAGTTCGTATTCGCCTCAATTTGAAACAAGCCCTTTGGATTCTGCAAGTCTTGAAGGAACTTGTAAGTAGCAGGTTTATCGAAATCGAGATTCTTGAAGTCTAAGCCGAGACGTTGGCAAGTATCATAAACGACTGTAAGTGTTCTGAGACCAAGAATATCGAACTTTACGGTGATCTCGGAAATATTGTTCATGTCGTAAGCCGACACAACTTCTCCGTCGCCAGTCTTTTGCAAAGGCATAATCTCTTCGTTATCGTAGTAAGAAATCGAAATGCCAGACGGGTGAACGCCCGTATTTTTATTTAGCCCTTCGATTTTCTTTGCTATTTTGAATACCTTGGTATTCTTGTCGCAAAAAGCTTTGAATTGTTCGCTTTGGTCATAGGCATCCTTGAGAGGGAATACTTTGCCGAACTGTTTCGGAATAACGTCGCTAATCGCATTTACTTCGTCTTCGCTCATCTCGGCGATAATCTTCGCGCACTCTTTGATGCATAGTTTACCAGTTAGCGTGTTCATGGTAAGAATTTTGCAAGTCTTACCGGAGTACTTCGTCTTGATATAATTGATAACTTCGTGACGCTTAGAAAATTCGATATCGTTATCAACATCTGGCATCAGCGAACCATCGAGATAAGTAATTCCATCAACAACGATCTTCTTTGCGCGACTCTTGGACACGAAACGCTCAAAGAACAAGCCGTTTTTGATTGGGTCAACGTTAGTGACCGAAAGTAAATAAAGAATCAGAGATCCAGCGGCAGAGCCGCGACCGTACCCAGTCGGGATATTGTTTTCGTGGGCGTATTTCAGAATGTCCCAATTAAGCAAAATATAGTCAACGAAGCCGAGTTCGTTGAATACGGCAAGTTCCATCTTGGCTCGCTCGTAGTATTCTTTTTTATTTGGAAGTTTATCGATTCCTTTAGCGACAACTGCACGCAAACAAAGTTGACGCAAGAACTCAAAATTAGAAACAGTACTGTCTATGCCAAGTGTTTCGTAGTATTTGGCGTCGATTTTAATTTCTGGGAGTCGAACGCCGGGCGGTACTGGATGTTCGTATCTTTTGAATGTTTCGAGCAAAAGACTCATACTTCGACCTCCGCGATAAGTTTTCTGAATAAAATATAATTCATTTCAATGTCGTACAGAGCGTTGTGCAGTTTCGACGGATCGTGATCAACGGCAAAATGCTTCAAAAGGAATCCTTGACTAGCCTTTAGCCCTTTTTCGCGAACGTTAATAAGCTTAATTTGCCAAGGAATCAAATCGCCGTTTCGCTTGATCTTCTTAAACATTGCAACGGCAAGAGAACGGGTATCGATCATTCTTGACACGAAACGCCAATCATTTTTAAGTCCAAGCCCGCGCATCATTGTATTGAGGATGTAAATATCGAAGTTGAGAATATTATGCCCGACGAAAATGTACTGGTCATCGTAAAGATACTTGGCAAACTTTCTCCAAACATCCATCGGGTCTTTTGCTTTTGCAGAGTAATTTGCAAAATTAAATCCTGTAACTTTAGCCGCATCCTCTGAAACGTTCAAATCATCGTATTTCACAAACTCGTCGTGTCTCTCTAAAATTTGATCGCCTTGACAAACGATCCAAGAAAGTTGCCAAGGACGCGAAGAGGTCAAAGACAGTCCTTCGGTTTCTGTATCGAAGACAACAAACTTTTGGTTAATTTTCTGTTTTAAAAGATTATTCATAGCTTCTCTGAGCCCAAGATTCGAAGCAGAACTCGCGGCTTCCGCACCCATTGATCTCTGGCGCAGACAAGGTCTGCGATTTGCCCATGCGTCGATTGCAAGCGATCTTGTACGTTATCCAAGCGTCAAAGTCGTCTCTCTTATAATAGTAGATCGACTTGGCTTCTACAATGGAAGATTTGTTTTGTTTCGAACGGATAAAATCGGCGGTAAGCTTATCGAACGGAAGATTGTTGTCTTCCACAAAATAAACGTGCGCATTAAAGCTCGGCATACAGTCTGAAAAGCTATACATATTATTCCAGATGTACGAGTCGTAAAACGGAATTGCAACAAGCACGTTCTCCGTTAATTTGGCTACAATATCATCGTTAGAAATCGTGCCTTCGTGATGAACGAAGGCGTGCGTGTAAATCTTATTCAAGTCCTTGAACCCGTTGTCGTTCAAGGCAAACAAAACGACTTTGTGACTAGAAGTCTCTACTGAATCATACGAGTTGCAAACAGAAATTCTTAACCCGAACTTGAGATGAATATCGTGCGCTTTGCACGATTTGAAAGCCGTCAAAAAGCCAGTCAGCGAGTCTTCTACGAGATAGATTTCTTTTAATCCGTTCTCGATTGCGATGGAAATAATACTGTCTGGACCGTCTGGCTTTTGCTTTTCTGGTTCAGCCAGAGTTAAAATGCTTTTCCCCACGGAAAAGTGAGACTTGAATAAAGGGACCATTACTCATAAATAACAAGAGAACGAGACTTGTCAAGTCTTTTGATGCGCTGGACAACCAGCATACTGCTCTTTTGTGACCTTAAAGCCCTCTGGCATACCTTTAAAAAGATCTCCAGCGTCTTCTCCAAATGCAGTTTTTACAATTTTATTTTCTTTGTCTCGAAGAGCGTAGTAAATAAAATCAAACTTGTAGGGGCAATGCCACATTGGATTGCCGTCTTTCTTTAGCTGACCTTTGTATTTCGCGAAGCCGCAAGACAATTTCCCAGAAAATGAACCATCAGAAGGCATTGGTTTGTCGGCAGCAAAATTTGAATAAGCGTCCCTCTCGGAAAAGTTGTCAATTACTTTTTGCACTTCTGTAAGGTGAAGCTCAAAATCGGAAAGGTCTTTTTCCGATAGAGGCTCCATCTTCAACAAGCCGCCGCCCTTTTTCTTCTGCAGGTCGAATTTTAGAAATAAAAATTCCATAGCAACCTCGTATTTTGGATCGAGCTTTTTAGACGCAAGAGTATAAATAAAATGCTGAAGATTGTCATCGGCATCTTTGCCGCTAAATACCGCTTTGCTAGTCTTGTAATCGCGAACAACCGATGATCCGTCTTCGTACATGAACTGGCGGTCAATAAAACCCCTTAAACGATAGCTTTTATTTTCTTCTGAAATGTCAATATCGAAAGTTCTTTCTTGCAAATCTTGCAGAACTTTACCGTTACCCTTACCCCAGAAGTCATGCTCTAGGGCGGTCAGCGTCATTTGCTTGATTAGCTCAATGTTCTCTTGATCGGAAACATTATGCTTTCTGGCGTGCTTTAAAGTGAGCTTCTTGATCGACGGAACGCAAAAAATATTCTTCGCGAATAAGATATCGTTAACGTATTGCTTACGATTTTTTTTAGCAAGCATTTCAAGGACCAAGTGGACAACGTTTCCGCGAGACGAGCCGTCGTTCGCCTTATCGGGCAACTTGAGAACATAAGAGCACCAATATGACCAACTGCATTTTTCTAATGTTTTGATTCTGCTAGCGGAAAGTGCCGTGTGTTTAGGTTTATCCAATGTCTTCTACTAACTTTTTTGCCCTTTCGACTAAATTGTCGGGGAATTTATTTGCAACAGCTATTTCTAAAATAGCATTTATCTGATCGGCTTGGCGAATTTCTTTCTTGAGCCATTCTTGAAAAACTTCGTGGCAACCCTCTTCTAGAAAAAGATCCGAAAAGTCATTTCTTGGCGGGAGTCTAATTTCGAGTTTCGACGGGTCGAAAACGGATAAAAGCTGCAAATAGGCTTTACAGGCAGAGACAAGACCGTGATTTATCTCGGAAGACGAATCGTTGTTGTAAGCAATAGTAATTTTATCAACGTCCAAAGAAAGCAGCGCGGAGCAGAATTTCGAAGAAACTCCCAAGCCAAACGTGGCAAGGTTATTTTTATAGCCGTTTTCGAAAAGAGCCATGCTGTCGCCAATACTTTCGACGATAAATACGCGCTTAGACTTCTCTATGGATTCGCGGACTTCTTCGATTCCGTTGCGTTTCATGTATAGCGGATAGACCCAGTTTGCCCGCTTTCCAAGGTGCTTCCATTTTGGAAACTCGTCGCTCTTCTGCCAAAGCGGTGCGCGACCAGAAAAACCGTGAATCTGACCGTACTGATTGTAAATCGGAAAAACGATGCGCTTGAACATTTGACCGCCAGTCGCATACCCACACTTATAAAACTGAAGCGTCGCGTCTGAGATCTTTTTCTTCTGATAAAAGTCAAGATGCGGCAAAAGATTGTCTAAAAGCGATTCTGGGTAGATCTTTTCCATTTCGATTCTCTCTTTTACTTCGGCGTGTATTATATTCTGAGGATCGAACTTTACATACTTATTTATGATGTGCGATTCCTTGGTATCTAGCGTAAGCTCAACGAGACGCTGAAACGGATAGCTCTTTGTGCTGCCTTGAGCGTAGTCGGTCCAGACGCCGCTGTTCTTGTAGATCTTGAGCGCAGTTGTGTTATCTCCTCCACGATAAATCGCGCAAGCTCGCCAATAACTGCCATAGTCTTTGAGCTTGTAGCCCATAGACTCTAGTGACCCTTTGAGGATCAACGGATCAACTGTTGAAGTTTGGGACATCGTCCGCATCGTGGTTTCTTCTAAGCGTTGTTTGACCTGTGTCTACTGAATTTACAATGTCTCGCAAGTCACCGCGCTCTTCAATATCGAAGTTGTGGAATTGAAGATTGATAAAATTCTTTTTAAGTGAACCGTCTTGAATTCTAACTAGCTGAAGTGCGCCTGCAACGTCGGAGCCTAAGAAGCGGCTCTTAACGAAGATAAGCTTGTGAGACCCGAATGCCGCGCCCTCTTCCTGTTGCTCGTCCGCTGTCTTTGGGCGAAGAATCGCCATGTGCGAACAGTAGTGGGTGATGCGGTCAGACATCGACACGATACTCTCGTCGTCATTAATCGAGTCCGAGTTTCTATTTGTTGTGATGCCGCCTCTATTCGACTGAATAGATGAGAACATCGTGATCATCGGCTTTTGATCTTGAACGGTGTCGCGCTGAATCGTCTTCTTGAACTTATTCAACATATCACCGATCACTTGCCACTCTGGACGATTACCGTCCGCATCGGCAGACGGCTTGATGTAGTCGAAGCTAAAGATGAGCTTGTTCCCGCGACCAATCTTCGAGTAGTAGAACCGCTTCAGATTATTGATCATCTGATCGGTTGTCATGCCGCCAACGTTGTAATAATAAAACTTGAGATTCTTGATCTTCGCCCACGTTGAGCGCACGCGCTGAACAACATCGTCACCAGCTTTACGCCAGAGACCAGTTTCGAGAAGATGCATCGGAACGTGACTCAATGCGGCGCATTGACGCATGATCACTTCCTCTTTGCTCATTTCGCCGTTATCGAAGTGAAGAACGGGAACATCGTACTGAGCCGATACCTTCGTCGTGTAGTTAAGGGCAAGAAGCGTCTTACCTACGCCAGATCGGGCGACAATAACTGTAATATTACCGGGGCGGAGAAGAGAGCCGTAAACCTTATTAATAGTGGGAAACGGCCCCATGAGACCAAACTCAGTAACGGGGTTATTACCGCGTTCTTCAATGACGCTCTCCATCTCTTCAAAGATGTTGATTGGCTTTTCTTCGTTGTTCTCATAAATATTGATGATCTTATTGAATGTTGTGTCCGCTTCGTCGATGATCGTTTGATACGAAGAGTCGGGAGCCATCTTCTTCATCTTCTCGGCAACCTCAAGAGCTGACGAGTGAATCGAGCGGCGAATCGAATACTTCTTCACTTCCTTCGCGGCCATTACTGCCGTGTTCTTGTTCGTCTTGCGAACAGCAAGCGAGCGAAGATAGTCAAAGATGTCGATGTTATCCTTGAATGAGATTCCGATTTCTTTGATTCGCTGCGCGATAATGATCTCATCGACTTTATCGCTCGCTTCGATACATTTTTTTACGATATGGTAGATCGTCTTGTGAACTACCGTATCGTCAGAATAAAAATCTGACTCGGAGATAAAGTCGCAAATCTCTGCGTAAGTTTCTGGATGCTGAATTAGTCCAGCGAGAAATTGCTTTTCGACTTCTAGAGAGTAGAGCATTATTCGGATTCTTGTTCTGTGAGCTTGTTATCTTCGTTGACCAGCCACTGCTCCAAGGCTTTTTTCATGCCAAGAGAAGTGAGAACCGATTCGAATCGCGTATAGATTTGCGGCGTTCCTTTCGAAGAGCACACGCAAACTACTACACCTTTGTAAGTTTCTGCCCCGCCAGAAAGCTCATAGATTTGCTCGATGAGTTCTGTTGGGAAAACAAAGTCCTTTGGTTTTTCTTCAGTTGGTTCGTTCATAAGATGAGTCCATATTTGGCGAACAAGTCTAGCGACAGTTCGTCGTCTTCGTAGATCTCTATGAGCTTAATACCGTTTGTCAAGCAGAAATTCAACTTAAGATCGTCTCTTCTGAGTTGCGATAGCCATTTTTGGCGATCATTCCCGTGAAAAAATTCATTATAAGTCTGGTGCTGCTTGCCCTGAACCTCAATGGCGACCTTCTTGTTGGCGTTGTAAAGGTCCAAAGATAGGCGCGTGCCTACGATGCGCAACTCTTCGAACACAATGTCGTGCTTCCAATAAGGATAAAGAAACTGCTTTACGCGAAACTGGATTTTGCTTCTGCAGCCTTTGTCCCATTTCACAGCATAATTCTTTGCGTTTTTTAAGAAACGCTCTTTGCCATTGATGGTTTTAAATTTCATTCCCGTTTGCTCGCGATCTCTTCAACGAAGTATTTGTGCAAGAAGCTTACAAGTTTTTGATCAGACTCGATATGTGAGAACAGGGCATTCTCTCCCTGAAACTTTTCGGGCATGGAAAGACCGTTTTCCTTCAAGAGCGCGGCTAAGTCGTCGGTAATGTTGTACCAAGCTCCAGCCTTTGTGACGAGTTCCCAAAGGAGCAGCATCTCTACGATTTCCTTCTCGACCCAAATGGATCGACCATCACTTCTGCCATACTTAATTGGGTACGAGAAACGAGTCTTGCTCTTTTCGTTTGGACTCTTCTTGATGTAAATCTTGCACATATGACCGATGATCGGATTCTTAACTGGATCGGCTTTCTTGATCGAGGGGTCTTTAAGTATTACGTCGCCCTCGAATCGTGGTTCGAATTCAAAGATGAAGTTCGAGAAGTGAAGCAGAGCGTTGCCGCCAGTTGCTGAAGTTTGGCGAATCGGAGCCGCTGAGTACGGATCGAGCTTAATGTCGCTACGGACCTGAGAAATAAAGATTGCCATGTGGCCGCGCTTCGACAGCCCGATGGACATACGCTTCATGAAGTTGGCCGCGATAACTGCGCCGCCAGCTACCTTTGTAGAGTCTTCGAAAGTCTTAGCCAAATCGCCCTTCGTGATTAGACCGTCAACAGAATCTAGGATAAACATATACTTGTTCTCCTCTTCGTTAAACTGAACAAGTTGGCGCATTGCGTCTACAACAGTTTCGTAGATGTTCGATTCGAATACGAAGCACGTTCCATCTTCCCACTCGTCGGCATCAAATACAAACTTTATGCCCGAACGCTTCATCATCTCATCGGAAAGGCGTCCTTCTGCTTTGACGTAAAAACCTTTGCCTTTTGGGACCGTCTTCAAAAAGTTAAGCATAACTTGAAGAGCGGCAGAAGTTTTGCCTCCTTCTGTAAATCCAACGAATCGGTGCAGACCCGGCCCAAGACCTCCGTCTGTCTGCATATCTAGATTAAGCGAACCAGTCGATACGCGATAGTTTACTACGTTCTCGAAATTGTAATGGTCCTCTTTGTTGTTCTTTAAGAAAGAACCTAAAATGCTCTTTGATGAGATTGTGTCGTCTTTTTCTTCTTCTTTTGCTTTGCGGCTCATGATAAAAATCCTTTAATAGTTTTCTTGGGTTTAACTTCAGCATCCTCTCCAACTTTGTCCACCTTAGACAAGTCAGCTTTGTGAAGGTTTTTATAGTAAAACTCCTTCGACTCGGTTTCAAGCAACTTCTGCTGCCAATCGGCGTAAAAGAATGCCAACGTCGGAACCTTCTTATTTGGAACGAATTGCTTCAAAAATGCGAGGCCATACTTCTTCTCAAGACGCTTGAGAAAAGTCATCTCGCGCTTCCAGAAATTAGCGTCGGCCCCTTCTGGGGCTTTTAAGAGATTCTCTAAGATAGATTTCCTATTGATCTTCGCTTTCATGCGAATAGATCAGAACAGGAACCGTTGAGAATGTCAAGTCTTTTATGACTTGTTCGAAGCGGATGCAGATCCGAAGTAAAAGCCAGTAATGGCGATCAAGCACTGTCTGATCTCGGAAGTGATCAAATTGCCAGCGATCTCAACGAAAGCTTTGTTCGTTTTAGACCCGAGAAGACCAAAAAGACCGCCGCCTTCTTGGTAATCGACTTCCAGATAGGTTGGGATGTCCAACAAAGCCATCACAAACGGAGAAATGACGATAGAAAATATTACGGCAATTACAATAAACTGCCTTACGATTTTCCCACCGTCTAAGTCTCTTTTCGCGGCTCTGTCTGCCGACTCGTCGCTCTTGTCGATAGCTCGCATCATTCGGTCGAAGCGAGCGCGGCTTTCTTGAGCCTTAACTGCGATGATACGGAAAATGAAGCCCGTAGCGGCTCCACCGAATAAGCTGAGAAGTTCCGTAGGCATCGTTACTCATATTTACACTCCAAATGCCTCGATTGTAAGTGGAAACTTATTTGTTTGTTTTACTAGCTCTAGCATCTGACTTGCGATGTCTCGGATCTCTTTTTGAGCGTCAGGCTTGTTTCTCAGGTTTAAAAAGTGATAAAATGAACGCCAGTTGAACATAACGTCGGACGTGATCTGTGTATTGTACGGTCGGAAGAATCGAGCCGACTCTTTGGCCCGCTTACGATCAAAACCGTGATTCTTAACAAGATCTTCGACGCACTTGTGATAAAGATCGAGGCCACGCTCAGTGTACGCTTTCATGATGTCGCGCCACTCTACGGGCCAATCTTCGGGCAGCAAAAAGTTGTCTTCCTTGATCTCTTTGTAGCGAGCAGACTCGCCGTTCACCGATACGCCAACCCGGTGCTTGATTAAATGCACATGACTAGCGATATCCGTCTTAATTAGGAAGTGAAGTGAAGACTTTTCGAATGGAGTGTGGTGTCCATTCTCCGCGAGCATTTTAAGAAGCGAACCAATGCGGCTCTTCTTCTCTGGAGTAACTTCTCTGCTCGTTGATGTCCAAGCAGAGCAAGCGTGCGTTAGGTCATCGCCATAGAAACCGATAAGTTCAACTGTGTTTTGATTGCTCATTAGAATACGTCTATGTCGAGCTTCTTAGCACGTTTTTCGGCAACGTCAAGCTGTTCGAACGTAAAAGCGTAATCTGTAGAGTTAATATTTACAACGTAGTAAACCGCATCCGAGTTGGTAGTTTTCTTTTCTGGCTTAAACTTTCGCATACGAAACGGAAAGAAGTAGCCGAGGAGAAACATCAGTGCTCCGAAAGATACGAGTATAATTACGATGAATGAGTTCATGTTTTAAGTAGGGCGTTGTAGTTCACTAACACTTGAGCGTAGTAATGAGCGTGAAAGTCGATCTTTCCGAGCATTTCTGCGTAGCTTCTCTGAAAGTCTTTCAGCAGAGAGATTTGCGGCTCCAAGTCTTTTGCGACTGCCATAAAGTTATCCGCGCCAAGCTCATCGATATAAATGAATGGCTGAAGAAGCTCGAAACAGTGGTAGTACCAAGAAATCTCATTTTGGTGGGCAGGCGGCTTTAAAAAGACGCAGAACGAATTTGACTTCATGATCCAGATTAGCCGCTCCCAAGACGTTGTGTTGCCGTTAATGTTTAACAAGTATTTGTACTTGAGTTGATCGCGAATCGACTCGGTTTCGCCATAGATGCAGGCGTCGAATGGCTGTTCAACGAAGTTATTGATCTTAGCAACGATCTCTTCGCTGTTTTGGTAGCGTTTACAGAAGTTTACCCGCTGAACAGTACCGTCTGGGTACTTTCGACCCGTATCTGACCCTATAAAGAGCATTTTATCGAGCTTTTCGTCAAAGGGTATATCCCAAGATGGGATAGCCTCACAAATCGACGATAATCGGCTTATATGAGAGTCAGGAACGCAGATATGGGGGCTGTTTCTAGGTCTGGCAAAGCAAAAGCGGGTCTCTGTGGCCTCGTTCTCTGGTCCGTCATTAAAATTAACTATAAAGCCAAAGTTAAGATTTTGAAGGTTAAGATGTTTGATCGTCTGCTGCGTGAAGTCTACAAAGAAGTTAAATCGCATCGGATCAACGTTTTCGTGCCGACGCTCGACCTTTAGCTGCGAGTCACGCAGAGAAAAGTGCGCTTCGTTCTTGTAAAGCTTTACCGAGAATGGATCTCTCGGTGGATCGATTCTTCGAGTATCTAACTCATTGAACAAGCAATACTTAAGAAACTTGTTCATGGATTATTCTTCAAGTCGCTCTCTGTCATCTTCGTGACAAGCTGCTGGAATGAGATGCGCGGAACCCAATTCAGATCTCTGCGGGCAAATGTAGAATCACCGAGCAAGATCTCGACTTCTGCTGGGCGGAAGAACTTTGGATCAACAACTACGAGTGCCTGCTTTGTTCCAAGGTGAATGAACTTTTCTTCGAGCGATCCAGCCTCACCTTCCCAGTATCCTTCAATATTAGCAGCCTTGAAAGATAACGTTACAAACTCACGAACCGTGTGGGTTTCATTTGAGGAAAGAACGTACTCCTTGGGTGTCGAGTTATTAAGCATAAGCCAAACACCCTCTACAAAGTCTTCTGCGTCGCTCCAGTCGCGCTTTGCGCTCAAGTTTCCAAGACTGAGCGGATTTACCTTTTGCCCATCGCGAAGCTCTTTGCGGAGACGAGCAACATTAGTAGTGATTTTTCGAGTAACAAACTCCTTGCCCCTGCGAACTCCTTCGTGGTTAAATAGCCAGCCTTGAACTGCGAAAACATTATATGACTCGCGCCAAACTTTTACGATATGGCGAGCAGCAGCTTTAGATGCGCCATATGGACTGCGTGGACGAAGTGGATGCGTTTCATTCTGAGGAACAGAAAGAACATCACCAAACTCTTCGGAAGAACCAGCGTTGTAGTAGCGGCAAGCGGGCGCGAACTTTCGAATTGCTTCGAGTTGATACATTACCGCGAGACAATTCGTGTGCATATGGTTAGCTGGCATTTGCCAACTAGAACCAACAAAAGAATTGGCGGCGAAATTGACGAAATAGTCTGGTTTGTATTTCTCGATTGCAATCTCGACGCTTTGCGGATCTGTGATATCGAGATCGATCAGCTTGAAACGTTCGTTCGTTACATGGCTGATGTTCGTGTGATTCGAAACGCTGAGTCTACGAACCGCACCATAAATATTGTACGTCGTGTTCTTGAGAAGAAAGTCTACCATTAAACTGCCATCCTGACCCGTGACGCCAGTAATAATTACGTTTTTCATTTTTTTGAAGATTTTATTTAAGAAACTAATTCAACTTTTTTGCTCTGTGACGTTAGATAATGGAAAGAATTTCTTTTGTAGATTAACTTTGCACCGATATCTTCCCATATTTGCTTCATCGACCTCCTTAGCTGAAATCTCGCCGTATCTAGCGCGTTCAACGCAATCGAAAGTCTTTTCGTTTGCTTGTATTAAAGCAAAGAACTCTGATGAACGGCAGATTCGAGAATGCAGATCGGTCCCCACTTCATTCACGATGTGATCGTAACATTGCGTAAAAGCATTGCCGCTATTTGCAACATTCTTGTTTACCTTTATTTGCAATATAGCCAAGTAATCGTAGGCGTAGCCCTCATCAACTGGTAATGTTATCATCCCAAATATAGTAAGCTGAACAGGGGTGGTCGTAGTTCCACTCAGACGCGAAGAAGCCTTTGCCGTCCCTAGGTTGAAAAACGTATGTCATGCAGCCAACTGCGGCGGCTAAATGTTCATCGCCAGTATTCGCTCCACAGTATCCACCAGTTTGGCGCAGCAGAGAAATGTATTTAGACAAGTCTAAATCGACTAGTTCGATTTCAGATGTCTCGATTCTATTGCTCGATGATTGACAAACGATTGGCGTAGATCCAGTGGATTTGATTTGATCGATGGAAAAATCGATAGCCTTCTTTGGAAGATTCCGCACCGCAGCCCACTCTTTTGAACAGGTCGGGACAAATACCGCTGCTGGGCCAATCTTTTTTAAAAACTCGTAAGCCCACTTTTCATCTTCTGGATTCGAGTGAAGAACGAGAGGTCGATTGTTCATTCCGTCCGCAGCTTCGCCAAAAAAGTTTCGAAGCTTTCTTGTTGCGTAATGTCCAGTTCCAATATCTAGAAGTGGCTGAATTTCGTTTTGGTCACAGATTTCTACTTGAGCTAGTCCGGTAAATAGGATCTTGAACCGCTCCTTTTCTTTGGGCAGTTGAATTGTGAACCTGTTTGGGAAATATTTACAAACAGATGTAAGCAGAAGGATATCTCCGAGTCCTCCAGTTTTAGATCCAAATTTCATGAATTATATTCTGCTACCGCATTATATTCGCTAGATTTCCTTATGCTGTATCCGTGATTCCTTAAAAGATCGACTAGCTGTGCATGATTTTTACCGCTAGAAAAAGACCCGTCTGAATGATAGAACTCGTATTCTATGTACTTGGGTTTACAGTTATTGTAATCTAAAGAAAGCAGAGTGACTACATCAAGACCTTCCATATCGACGTAAAGTCTATCGACTCCATTGTCAAAAATATCGACGATGTTGTTTATGTTTAAACACGGAACGTAAAAAGACTTTAGATTTGGGTGTCTGTGATTTTTTACATGGAAACTAAGTATCGAAGCGTGGGGCGATGTTTCGTCATTTTCTGGATAAAAGAATTGTAAGATTCTGTTTTCGATACCAACGGCGCAATTAATTGCAATTAGCTTTTCGCCCAAAAAAAAATATTTATCTTTTGCTATTTCTACGCACTTGGGCATAGCGTCAATCACCAAAAAGTTGGTAATTTTATCTTTGTTTTGAGAGACGAACTCAAAGACGTGATCGTCACAATTATTGCAGCCTATTTGAATTATATTCACTATCTAGAAAATGAATTTGGAGTTGTCTTTAATGACTCCAGACTTGTCCCGCCAGAATACGAAACTGCACTCTGAAGATCTTGTTTGATTTCTTCGAGCTTCTCTTCGAGCGTCATTCCGTTATTTGGAATCCAAACTTCAAAGCCTTCGACATTCTTCGAGTGGCCTTTCTGCGTTCTCGAAGCTGAACCATAATAAAGCTTTTCGCCCGATTCATTTTCGAAGGTTGGAGAATCTGTGCAGGCTGCAAAAATAGATCCAGCCATAACCAAAATTGGAGGATAATAGGTTAGATCTTTCGCGCCAACGCCTTCATGGGCATATCTCATCGACTCGCCAGCGAGAGCGATTGCCTTGGCGATATCTCCGTTTGTTCTGACTCCACCATCAGCGATGATCGGAAAAATCTCACCTCGGCTAAAGATCGTATCTAGCGTCTCTGGCATACCGAGTCCGAATCCAGTCTTTCCGTAAGTGGAGCAAGCGCCACCTTGAGCGATGCCAACTTTAACACAGTCTGCGCCCCACTTGTAAAGATCGAACGCGCCATCTGAAGTGCAAACGTTGCCAGCAATGATCTTAACATCGGGCATCGTCTTCTTGATGAACTCGATTGCTCGCTGCATCAATGCGCAGTGACCATGAGCGATATCGATAGTAACAAAATCGATTCGAAGCTGTTCGTCAATGACTCGCTTGATTAGCGCAAGCTCATCGTTTGAAACTCCGACGCTAACGCTAATAATCGGCCAATTTTCTTTATTAGCCGTCCGCACGAACTTGATCCATCCATCGTCTTCATGCAAGAACCTATGCATGATGTAAAAATACCCGTTGTTGGCCAAGTAGCGGCAAGTATCGACGCCGACTACGGAACTCATGTTCGCCGGAACTACCGGAAGCTTGAACGTATAGCCTAAAAACTCGGTCTCGACATCCAAGTCGGACCTGCTATACCCGTCAAAATATCGAGGGACTAGAGCAATTTGATCGTAAGTCATACCCGAGATTTTAGGGTATGACTCGCGATATTCTAAAAATTAATCCTCTTTTTCTCCCTTTTCGGAGAACATGAGGTAATTGTAGATGCTGTTGATGTAGTCGTCGATCAGTGTGATCTTTGAAGCTACCCAAGGCTCAGTTGCGCCAATAGCAATTTTCTGATTGGACTGGATCGCCATAACGAGTTCTTCGGCCTTCATCTTAACAGACGAAAGTGAGCCAATAGACATCTCGATAGACTCTTCTGAGTACTCTTTGATCTCCTCCATATTCTCGTCCATTTCTGGAACATCTTTCAAAGATGGATTTTCTTTCATCAAGTCTTCTTGACTGTAGACTTCGTCCATCTGCATCATGTACTCTGCGTAAGATCCTTTGGTTACTTGAGTAACAGACTTACCAGCTTCCCACATTCTGCATGACCAGTAACGGGCTTTCCACTTTGGACCGGGGTTCGTGTCACACTGATGGCGAGCACGGAAGTTCTTGCGGCGTTCTGGATCGTCGCGCTTGATATCCATGTTTGGATCGCCAAACGTTACCTTAACGACGTTGCCGTTCTCGTTCTTAACGTAAACGCCGAACTTCTTCTTTGAACCAGAAGGAAGGCGAAACGGCTTGTTCAGAGTTTTCTTTTCGGCCTCTGACATTTCGTTATACTCTTCTTCGTCTTCTGATTCGTACATCTCGTCCATTTCTGCGAGCGAGACGTTCGACTTTACTAAATCGGAAGCAGCGATAACCAACTCATATTCATCAAAGTCGATTGATGTCAGTGACTTTTGCGATAGAGTTTTGACGTTGTTATCGCTGGCTTTTGCGATGTCTTGATCAGCGGCACGGTAAGCATCCTTAACTTTGCCGCCAGCCATCATCCTTAGAAAAGTATTGACGCGAGCCATTGCCCACTGTCCACGGCTTTTACCGGGCCTGCTTGACGCAGAGAAGGCTCCTGCACCGCGACGATATACTTTCTTAAGCTGTGAAAGCGTTACTTTGCGAGAGTGTTTTTCGTTATGCTGCTGAACTTTATTCTTCAGAGCTTTTGTTACCTTATCGCTGAACGTGATAGCTGCCTTTACGACTTTCTTTTCGTCTTTGCGCTCTAAGGCTTTCTGGGCTTTTTCTTTAGCATCTGGCTTTGTGCCAGCGGAGCCAGGCTGGTTCTTTGGCGAACCCTTCAGTCTGTCTTCTGGTTTGGCTGGTGTTTGAGCAGAGCTTTTGGGACCTGGGCGCTTCTTCGCTAAGATTTGTTCAGAAAAATCGAGTTCCATATAAGTTATTTTACACGTCTTTTGATCTTTTTCTCGGCTTTTATAGGGAAGAATGCCGCTGCCGACAAAACGATTGAAAAACCCATAAACATCGTTATAAACTTCTCGAAGTTTTTGAGCGATTTGATCGAGCGAGAATTGTAATCGGATGATAGTAAAAGTTCCTTTTCTAGTGCCTCATTAATAAGATCTAATGTCGGGTCCGTATTTTTGTAAAGTTCGCCGTTCGAAATAAGCTCCTCGATCTTTTCTTTGCTCTTTTCTTGGCAAATTTTCTTCACATTTTTGACATAATCGAATGTCTCTTCGCAACGTTGCTCAAGACTTAAAAACATTTCTTTTTCAGTCTCTGAGTCGAGATTTTTCTCATAGCTCTTTAAAGTTTTTTTGATCGTAGTTTCTGCCGCTTCCATGTTTTTGCAAAAATCCTCGAACGACATTAGTCCGTGGGCAGTTTTAACGTGAGAGTCAACGATCAGCAATGTGTGTGCGTCGAACATCGGACTGAGTTGGTATGTTACATTTTTGAAACATTGCTCCGATTTTTGGAAGTTTTCGACGGTTCTTTCCGACAGAACGTAACCGTATGCTGAAAATACCAAACCTATAAGTCCAAGTAATAGTATTTTAATCTTTGGAGACATTACTTTTTGATGATTTTGATCGGATCTTTTGAAACGCCCTTCGCAAGATTAATCAAGGCATCGATGATCTCTGGACTTACGACGCCAACCACGCCATAAGTTATGGCTTTCGTGATCGAGCTAATCTCAATCTGCTCAACGATAAACCAAGCAATTGTTGAAGTAACCGAGGCAACAAAGATCTTGCGGAAATAGTCCATGCAATTGGCCTTTTTGAGCGGGTTTGAAACTAGTCTGGCGATCATTCCTGCGGCTCCGATTATCGATACCATCCATCCGCTTTCGAGGAAAAGTTTTAGAAGATCTTTGTCATCAGACATACTAATTTTTACACGAAAAATGCAAAAAACAAATAGAATTTTGTTCGGCAGAAAAACCCCCTTCCTTTCCCTTTCCCTCTCTCCTCTCCTTCCCCCTTCTTTCCCCCCTCTCGGACTCTCCCCCCTATTATCCCCCAACCGCTCCGCTCACCCTATCCCTATCCTTAAATTTAAAACCTATCGGTTTTAAATTACGCTTCGCGTGACCTTGTGGAAAAACCATTGACAAGTTCGATTATGTTGATCTACTCTGCGGTCATGGAAGAAAATCTCTACGTTTCGAAGCAAGCAGGAAAGCAAAATTCTTACCCGTCTCCAGCGTTCAAAGTTCTCAAAAATGGCTTTGAAAACAACCTGATCGCCCCAGCAGAAGGCGATGTTGGTTGGGATCTCGTAGCCTCAACGATTCCTCATCTGATTTACGATAGAAAATCGAAGAGCTTAAAGCCCATGTACATCGAGTACGATACGGGCGTTGTAATCCAACCTCCAACTAATTGTTTCTCTCTTGTTTTCCCGAGGTCGAGCATCAGCAATTATCAGCTAGCCTTGACGAACTCTGTGGGGGTAATCGACAGCGGTTACAGAGGTTCGATTAAACTGCGCTTTAGGTACTTCGGCAAGACTGTTCCAGAGTTCGATAAGATTTACAAAATGGGCGACAAGATTGGTCAGCTTGTGTTTATGCCAGCGGTAAAACCCAAACTTTTTGTAGCCGAAAGTCTCGATGAGTCTCTTCGCGGAAAGGCGGGCTTCGGTAGCACAGGCGCATGAAGTTGATGCCCGAACAAATGAACGACCTCGATTTGATCGAGGAGGTCCGTCACAACGGCGACAGTCTTTGTTTTAAAGAGATTGTAAATCGCCATTCGGGCATCTACTTGCAGATGGTCCACAATTATGCCCCGAGAGAAACTTCTATCGATAATTTTCACGATCTTATCAATGGGCGCGAGTCTCATATTTTTGACGCAGTCAAATCGTTCGACGAGAAACGTAACATCAAATTCTCAACTTACCTTGGAAACCATACTCGTTGGTTGTGTTTGAACTCTTCGAACAAGAAGCGGCACCTTCCAATGGAAGACGGTTTCGACTGCGCGTTTGAAACTTCCGAGAACACGGAAACATCTGACCAAAAAGTTTTAAAAGAAATTTTTAAAGAACTCGCGTGTTTTGACGACAAACGTATCGAAAAGATTTTTCGGTTACGTTATTTAAACGGCAAGAAAAAGCCCACGCCTTGGAGAAAAATCGCAAAAGAACTTGACTTATCGATTCAAGGATGTATCAATATCCACAATTCAGCATTCAAAACTCTGAAAAAAAACTATCAAAAACATCATGATTAATGTAGTAGTACTAGCAGGAAACGTCGTCTCGGACCCAGAAGCGAGATCGACTTTGACAGGAAAGGCCATCGCGACGATTCGCCTCGCCATTAACAATCCAATCAACGACAAGGAAACGGTTTATATCGATGTCGATGCTTGGGAAAAGCAAGCGGACTTCGTCACGAACTATGTCAAGAAGGGTAGTGCAGTTGCAGTAACTGGTCGTCTCAAGCAAGACACTTGGGAAAAGAACGGCGAGAAGCGTTCGAAGATTCTCGTTGTTGCCGAGCGTGTCAGCTTCATCGGAAGCAAGCGTAAGGACGAGGCTCAAGGCGAAGAAGACGTTGCTCAAGCTGCACGCCCTGCGGCGCGACCCGCTGCCAACACGAATAAGTTTTCCTCGGCTCCAGCCAAGCCAACTTATCAAAAGGCAAAGCCCGCTCCACGTCAGCAGGAAGAGTCTAACGACGAAGAAATTCCAATCTAATGCACGTTGTCTTCGAAGCTCCGTTAAACCAAGTGTCGTTTGGGAATGTTGCGTATAACATTCTCAAAGAGCTTTACAAGCTCCAGCAAAGCGACTCGTCCTTTAAGGTTTCGTACTTTCCGATCTCGAACGTAGACCTGTCTGCGTTCGATAAGAAAGACGCCGAGTTTGTCGATTGGATCAAAAGTCTAATCGACAATCGGTACAGAGATCTTTCTAAGGATGCAGTGTCTTTGAAGCTTTGGCACATTAACGGAGCCGAGAAGCGTCTCACGAAAAAGCAAGTACTGTTTTCGTTTTATGAACTCGATCAGCCAACTGTTGTAGAAAATGCAATAGTTGCGCTTCAAGACGCGACGATCTTCTCTAGCTCGTATGCTAGAGACTCGTTCGTAAGCAACGGGTGCGCTAACGTGTACTCTGCTCCGCTTGGTTTCGATCCGAGTTTCTTTAAAACGAATAAAAAGTATCTTGAGGGAAAGACTCACTTCTTGCTGATGGGCAAGTTCGAAAAGCGCAAGCATACGGACAAGATCATTAAGCTCTGGGCAAAGAAGTACGGCAACAATCCAAAGTTCCAACTTAGTTGCTCGGTTATGAATCCGTTTCTCGACAAGGAACTGATGAAGAAGATGGTAATGGGTTACAAGAGCCTCGCTTCAAATATCAACTTCCTGCCTTTCGTCGCGACGAACGCCGAAGTCAACGACATCATTAACTCTGCCGATATTGACCTCTCTGGTCTTAGCGGCGCAGAAGGTTGGGGTCTTCCTGCGTTCAACGCAACTTGCCTTGGCAAGTGGAGCATCGTACTGAACGCTACGAGCCACAAAGACTGGGCGACCAAGGATAACTCTATCCTCGTTGAGTCAACGGGCAAAATCGAGGCTTATGACGGGACTTTCTTCAAGAAAGGTTCCGACTTTAACCAAGGCAACATTTACGATTTCTCGGACGATGCTGCCGTAGCTGCTATCGAAAAGGCTGTTGAGCTTACCTTATCTGGTAAGAAGAACGACGCTGGCGTTGCGTTGGGTCAAAAACTCACTTACGCGAACACTTTGACTCATATAAGAGACGTTCTGGCAAAGGTTTAGACGTTTTCCCTAGGGAAAATTTGGCACGCAGCGTGCAATAGAATAAAAGCCAACTATGGCGCAATATGCAACTATTCACAATATCAAATCCAAAAGTTACATTTAATCCTAACGTCTATTCGTATTCGACTTATAGCTCTTATGGCGGTAGATTCGCTGATTTGCTTGAATTGGCGGCAGGCACGCTAACGAGCGAGTCTCAGTTCAGTAAGATCGACATTGACCCACAACCAACGATTCTTCAGCAAACTGCTGACGACAAAGAATTCGTTCTGAAGCTTTTTGCTCCCGACTTTAAAGCTTCTCAGATCGACGTTTCTGTTGAGCCTAACGGTGGAGACGTTGTTGTAGATATGGACAACCAGAAGACGAAGCCGATTCACTTCAGGCTCACTCTTCTTCAAGACTACGATCTTGATCAGATCAATTCTACGCTTCGCGAAGAGGTCCTAACTATTAGGATTCCATTCAAGGAAGCGGCCAAACCCCGCAAAGTTCGAATCGACTAAAAACAAAGGCGCTTGAAAAAGCGCCTTTTTTATTATCATTTTATATGCCTATTTACACTTACGAGCATCCCGAGACTGGCGAGCGAGTCGATATCGTTCAAACAATGAACGAGGACCACTCATATACCGACGAAAACGGGCTAAAGTGGAACAGAGTGTTCTCTATCCCCAATGCGTCAACAGACTCGCAAATAGACCCGAATAACCCACAAGCATTCTTAGACGCAACGCGCAACAAGAAGGGATCGATGGGCGATTTGCTAGACAAGAGCAAAGAACTGAGTGAAAAACGCGCAGACAAAAACGGCGGCAGCGATCCCGTCAAAGACAAGTTCTTCAAAGAATACTCGGATAGCAGAAAAGGCGCGAAGCATCCCGAACAAAAGAAGAAGTTCGAGTCGAAGCATATCAAAGTAGACTATTAAGCTCCGACTAATCCGTGGGCGATTAGATCGTCTAGTAGAGCTTTGACGCGCTCTGCCAGCTGCGCTGTAGTTACAGTTGATGTGTCGAAAGACGTTCTTGTTGCGGTCCCAGTCGCGGCGGTCCAGCCCGTTCTTCTTGCGCTAATAATCTTATTGCCAAGAATATAGTAGTCTCCATTAGTGTAGTCAATTCTACACGATTGAGTCGATCCGCTATAAATACGCAGATTAACATCTTTGATATTTACGGACAAAGGATTAATTCTTAGTCTTTCATCGACTCCGCTGCCAATAGCAACAGACTTATCTGTGTCTCTTCCAGCAACTCCTATTGCCGAATTAAACTCTATAAATCCATATAAGCTTTGATAAACATGATGCTGGAATCTGATGCCAACGCCATCCCAAGTACTACCGAACGTATGACGATTAAAATATTGTCGCAAATAAATTTCATTGTTTGCGGTAGTTGGGTTCCCGCGCATTCTGTAAGTTTCTAGCCCTTGGTTAAGAAGACCAGTATTGTCTGGGATAGTCGAGACGACTTCAACTATAGCATCTTTTACATTTATGGCAAATCCACTAGTTGTGATATCTTGAATGCTAGAATATGTACTCGATCCGACGACAATCTTTTTACCAGTACCTACCCCTAAAAATAATCCATCTCGTCTAAGCTCTACTGGCGAGGTAGTATTAATTGTTACTTTTCTAGTTCCTACTCCATCGTCATCCAAAAACAAACCAGAAGTTTGATTTAAGATAGATCTAGCTGTTCCAGATCCAAGCGTTAAAACGCTATTTGCTACGCCAGCGGTAAGAACCGCTGGATATGTTCCGCTGATAGTAATGCTTCCCTGATTAGAAGAATTGTCTAGCGTCATAGTACTCAGCGGATTTGATATTGCGATTTTAGCATCAGAGGTTAGCGTAGTAGTTCTTCCGCTTGCTGCGTTATAATTTGATATCGTTCCCGAAGTAATTTCCCAGCCACTAGTCGTCCCTCCGATATAACCAGATATCGCTCTAATTTCTCCAGTAATAGATAAGGAAGTTCCGTTCCAATATAGGTATTGACCAGGCGACGCGCCACCATGTCCAATAAAAAATTGATAAGCGCCACCAGCATAACCTAAGAAAAAGCCCTTGCTGTCGCCACCTCCAAATGGAGGAGAAAAGGAAACGTTATAGTTAACGTTTCCATTGATTCTTCCAGACGTTGAAACTGTCAAACCAGAAGCGTTGATTGTGACGCCAGCTGCGCCGCCGAAGTGACCAGCGGTCGCTTGAAGCGTTCCCTGAACAGTTAAGTCGGTTCCGTTCCAACGTATGAACTTTCCGCTTGCGACACTTCCAGTAAAAAACTGATAAGCGGCACCAGCATAACCTAAGAAAAATCCATTACCATCAAAAGCAGTAGTTCCAGAATTGTAAGTTACGCCGGAAGCGTTGATTCTTCCAGACGTTGAAACTGTCAAACCAGAAGAGTCTACCGCAACAACGCTAGCCGAAGACCCAAAGTAGCCAGCGGTGGCATTGATCGTTCCGCGAACGGTCAGGTCGGTTCCGTTCCATCGAATGAATTTATCTGCTGCTGTGTACCCAACAAAAAATTGATACGCGCCTCCAACTCTTCCCAAGAAGAAACCGCCCGTTCCATCGAATTGAGTTGTTCCAGAATTATAGTTGGTGCCAGTAGAATTGATTATACCAGTAGTCGATACTGTTAAACCAGAAGCGTTGATTGTGACGCCAGTTGCGCCGCCGAAGTGACCAGCGGTCGCTTGAAGCGTTCCCTGAACAGTTAGCGTGTTAACGTCAAACTTTACGAAAGAACCGGAGCCACTTAAGTCGCCAACGCCAAACCTAGAAGTTGTTCCCGAAGATGTACCTTCGAGATAAAAGCCTTGACCTGAACTGAAGTTAGTTACGCCCGGGCTCTTGATAACGCCGCCGCCAGTGATCGTTAGTGTTTTAGCATCAATTGTTCCAGTTGAAATTCTGTCAGCAATAACTTCTCTGATCTTCGCGCTATCGATCGCCGCGTTTTTGATATACGCCGAACCAATTACCGCATTTGCAATAGCGTTCCAAGCTAAGTCATAAGCGCCATTAACATTTGTAGCGATCATGAACATCGAGTCGGTTAAGACTGGATAATCATTTGGATAAGTGGTGCCAGTAACTACAAATGTGCTATAAGTGATTGTTGATCCAGAAACTGGAATCGTAGCGTAAACATACGCAGTTCTAGCCCCAGCAACTTCAGAAGACGCAGTTAAGCTTCCAGATGCGACAGTATACTTTACTCCGTGATAATACAGAAAATGGCTGTTCCAAGAAATAGTATATGTACCAGTATTGCTCGTCCAAGAATCACCTTCGAGTACAATCGTATTGTTGTACATCTTGGTTGCATTGATGGCAAAATCTTTTACGTCGGTCGTTTCTACAGTACCGGGTGTTGTTCTACCAACATTCGAAGGATAAGTGCTTTCATTTCCAGAATAGTCTACGGCAGTTAACCAGTAGCTATAAGTCTTTCCCTGTTCTGTGCTAGTGTCGGTAAAAGCATCTGCGTAGCCATCAAAGACAGAAAAAACATTAGACGTTAATGTCGTTGTTCCATTAGTTATGGCATACGTTTCAGATCCGATAGCAGAAGCTATCGTGTATGTAAACTGCGTCGAGTTTACGACCGTAACCGTCTTTGAACCGTTTGGATTTACGGTCCCAGATAATCCCACAACCGTTGCGGAATTTCCATTGGCGTATCCATGCGCAGTTGCTGTTGTAATCGTTACTGTTGTAGCGCTTCTTGTTGCCGAAACAATGTTATAGGCATTGGTTACATTTGTTGGTCTAAAAACTCTAACATAAGCCAAATCTTTATCGGCTGGATTAACCCAAGTCAAAAATACAGATCTAATTGCAGATGTCGCAGCGACGCTTGTTGGCGCATTTGGCGCAACCGAGTCTTTTGATGACAAGATTACATTCGTGTTATTGAGTTGCGTGTAATCAGAAAAATTTCCATCTGTATCTAAAGCAGCAACTCGAACTTCGTAATAACTATTCGCAACTACCGTCCACTCTTTAGTTACTTTGCCATCTGTGCCAATACTACCTTCTGCTGGCATCGACTCCAGTACTGGAGTAAAAACCTGAGCGACCGAATAGCCAGTCAAAACGCCGCTGCCATCGAACGTTGGAGTCCCGCTTGCACGTCTAAGATACCAACTATACGACTCTAAATCTTCTTCTGTATTTGGCGTGATCTTGGCACGAATAATGACACGCTCGGTGCCATCTGGCATGATTTCAGACGCAGTAGTTACTGCGAGTCCAGTTGGCGTAGCTGGAGCTTCAATGTCTCCAGAAAGTTCAGGAATAGCTCCACCGAAACCGGGGCTCTTGGCAAAGTTATCTCTTGAGATTCTTTTGGTTTTCTTAGAAGAAGCTTGCAAGAACAAGATCTGATCGTTCGAGTCGATCCGCGTTGCCTCTGTAACGTCTGAAATTCTTTTGCTCATTCTATATACTTTACATTAAGGGTTGATTGACTCGTTAATATAAATTGAACTTAAAGTTGGCGTTCCAAACGATCCAGAAACTAGTATTCCAGTCGTTGGAGTGATCTCGAAAGACCAAGAAGTTTGAACCGAAGTTCTATCTCCGATTTGCGCTCCGAGCGAATACGAGTCTAAGCGTGCATTTTGGACTTTAAGTCCAAACTTTTCCACGCCTCTTGAGTTTTTAAACAAGACATCAAAATCGTAGCCGCTGATCGCCACGTCTTCGCTCTTGAATGTATTTGCCAAGTTTTCGGCTTGGAACGAGTCAACTATCGAATCGATAGATAAGGCCGCGACTACTGGAATCTGAATCTTGCGCGTTGTTGGATAGTTACTGCCAAAACCATACAAGGCTTTTCTTTCCAGTGGAATAGACACGCTAACAGACTGAAAGTTATCAAAGTCAAAGCCGAGCCTCATGCCCGATACTAACGTTGGCGTTGCTGAGATCGTGCAACCATTGTAAGAGCACCCGCTATCAAACACGTCTTTGAAACCAGTGATGTAGCGCGAAGAGCGCGAGTTGTCCAAGAAGTCGATTCCGTATCTCACGTCATCCATCTCTGCCGTTTCGCCCGTATTGCCAACATTAACCGCAGGAACGTAACGGTCATTCGAATAGTTCGTAATGCTTGCGTTCGCCCCAACAAACGAACAAGTGGCCGAAGCTAGACCTCCAACAGATAGCGAAATCTCGTAATTTGTAATGAACGCATTACCGATGCCGAGAACATTATAATCTTGCGCCGAAGTGTCGGCGTTCGCATCTTGGTACTGATCTTGCGCAATTAAAACATAAAAATTTCTATCTCCAGTATTTGCAAATACAGAAGTTAATGGATTCGAGTAAGAGCCACTAACAAACTCTAGACCCAAGTGCTTTTCGTTCCACCCGTCATTTAACAGATAAGACACGTTCAAAGAAACGTCGGGAGCAAGTTGCGTTTGACGCGAAGCAAAAGCATTTGACCCAATTTGTTTCAATGCTTGACGATCTACATCGAAAGAAAAGTCATATGACTGGATAAAGTCTAAGCGAGATATCTTTTGTCCAGTATTTTGTGCAGCTACGAAGGCTCCGCTGGAGCCAACGAACATCATCTGCATTTCATATGAAATTGCTTGTCTCATTAGTATGATTTCCTAACGCCTAACGGGTCTTCGCGAATCGTTATCGAAATATCGTTAACGTCCTTGTAAACCATCGTGTGCGACCAAGTTGTCGCGAAGAAGTATTTGTTCTGATTGTAGATCTTTGGGAACTTGTATTGAAAGCGGCGAAAACCCTGTTTCGAGATCAAGAAGTGCAAGATGCATCGCGCTTCCTTATCCGAAACTCCCTTGAACTCTAGATTGAAAGACTTTATCGTGTTCGAGTGCAGGCCAAAGTCTGTGCGCTTCGTGTACGAGTAAGGTAGCTGCGTTTTTACAACTGCGGTCTCTTTTTGGATTTGCGACGAGTAAGTTGGCTGGAAGAAGAAGTCGCGAGTCCACTTATCGTTGTTCATATTTGACGCGCTGAAGCTCGCGTCTGAAGTGTGGTCTCCAGTGCAGTAGTAAAATGAGTCGTATAGGTTGCCCGTGTTACTTGGATATGTTGCGTTTCCCGTGTATCTCACTACGTCGTATTCGAGATAAGAGGTGCTAGTAGCCCAGTCCCCTTTAACATTGGCGGTTTGAGCTAAAAAAGGATTGTTCCAGTTGAGCAGACTTGAAAACTGGTCCGAATTCAGATTTGCGGTGATCGAGTGCAAATCATTTTTGTCGAACGAATTTGTAAAGTCGTTCGTGAACAAATTGATCGGTTTGTAGATGCCCGCTGGGTCCGTATACTGAAAGTAGCCAGTGCCGTTCAAGCTTTCGAAGAAACCTAAGATCTGACGCGCCTCTTCTTCTTTTCTGTTGTCGAAATTCATCGCAAACTCTAGTTGCAAATGATTCGCGCCCTTTGGCATCGTATAGATATAATTGTCGGTCGTCTCGTACTGCGAAAGGTCAGCGTTGAACGAAACGGTCGTTCCGTAAGACGGTTTGAAAGTGAACGACGGCGGAATCGTTCCAGTTACGTTTTGGTCTCTATCGTAAAGGAATGACATTAGATGAATCCTTGATAGTTAAGCGTCAGCACAAGGTCGTCCGTTGCTGTGCTGTTGACCGTTTCGCTGAGAAGCTCCATATTTGCCATTGTAAACGTAGCTAACGAACCTACTGTTATACTAACGTTTCTTTTATTCGAATCTACAACATAATCGAAAAGTCTTTTCGATTCGTAGTCATCTATCGCAATCGTGAACTGCGCCGTTACTCGGAATGGCTTTTGAGTCACCACGTCCATCGGAGCCGAACCCGTTGGATGATAGAAAGCTTGTCTGGCGCACTCAAGAGAGTAGGTAAACGCCTCGATTCGGTTCGACCCGCTACCATCGCATTCGATGAGGATATCGGCGGGTCTAATGACGCTTAGTTTGCCCGTTTCACCCGACGTTGACTGGGCCAATCCTGTACCAATGTCGCCAAATACGGAAAAGTCTGCGCTAAGATTCGGGAAGTTGCCAACTGCGCACGATACCGAATAAGAATTCAAATAAGCTGAACGAAAGGAAAAATTCTTATTATTGTAGAATAAGCCGCCGCTAATCGGACCTTCGCCAGTCATTCTCAGCAAAAAGTCGTCTTTCGAAAGGTATTTTTGAACGCTGAGTGACGACTGTGGTGCGCCGTTCGTGAACGTCGCGAACTTTGAATTGCCGATTACGTTGATGTGCTCAACGGGAAGCGAGTAGCCAAAGTTTGTATCTGTGACCCCAAAGATCTTGAGGCCACTGAGATATAGACTGTTTTCATAATTTGAGATCGATGATTTCATTATCTACTTCTCAGTGAACCACCGAGGCGTTTTTCTTCGTTGATCGTTTGGATAACAACTTGGCGAATCTGATCGCCCATCTTCTTGTAATCGATGCCGCCGCGATTCGTGTCGCCTTGAGTTTGAGTTTCTGACGATCCGCCGTTCGTGACATTAATGTTGATGCTAATGTTCGAAGCTGCGGTCGTTTCGAGTTTGGTAGAGAGCTTGTCAAACTTATCCCCAAGTTCAGTTCCGTTAGCTCCACCGACCACCCCGCCTTCTGCGAATCTTGGCGCTCTACCTTGGTTCATCGCATCGAAGAACTGCTTGCCGTATTTGCGCGTCGATTGACGGCTCATGACATATTCGCCGCCCATCAATAGAGCAGGAATGTCGTCAGTTGGACCTCCAGCAGCGTAGCGGCGCATCAATCCACCATAAGCACGAAATGGAATTGGCTTTGCGCCAACTGGATTCATAAATGAACCAATTCCGCCACTAAATTTAATTGGAGCGCCCTTTAATAAAGCGACATTGCCAAATGATGCTGGGCCAGCGTTTGCAGCAAATGGAGTTCCTGTTTTTGATAAAGATGCGGGAAGGCCCGTTACCTTTGGAGCGGTCAATTTTCCAACTCCGAAGCTTATTGCGGCAGAAGCTAAAGTGCTAACCAGCTGTTGCTGGAACGCTTTTCTCTGTGCCGTTCTATAAGCTTCTCTTTCTCTAATAAGATTTAAGCCCTGTTCTTGTGCCGCTCTAATTTCTTGATTAATCGTATCTTCGTTTAGAAGTCCAAAACGAGAAAGCCTTGCGCTTTGATCTTCAAGGTTAATGAATGCCGAAGACGCGCCGCCCATCATAACGTCTGTTGCGCCGCTAGTAGTTGTCTGCTTTGCGAACTTTGTGATGTCGCCGTAGCCAGAGATTGCACCAGCGCCACGAACACCGGGCAGGAAGATCCCGCCGTTGTTCATTCTTTCAAGATTTTCCATGCCATACTTCTGCACGGCAGACTTTCTCATCACAAACTCTCCGCTTGTGAGCATCGCTGGAACGTCATCTTTATAGCCGCTTCCTCCAACTACCTTTCCGCCTCCAGCGTATTTTTTTACGATTCCACCATTGGCAAAATTGAAGCTCTTTCCGATTAACTGCACAATTTGCCCCGAAGCTTGTTGCAAAAATGCCTGCTGAATCGTCTGCAAGAAATTACGCGCAACATTTTGCAGCGCATCACCAAGATCGTCAGTTTGAGAAATAGCCGCACTCAATGCGTCTGTTAAGCCATCCCTAAAAGCTATTGTAGTTCTGTTGCCGAGTGTTTCATAAAAGTTTTCTGATTCAGCCTCTAAGTCGTCAAGCGCGGTAGCAACCCCAGCTTTTAGCCTAGAGCTTTCTCTGATTTTCGCAATTTCTAATACGCGATCTCTGCGCTTAATTTCAATATTTAGCTTTTGAATTTCGAGGTCTCTTTCCTCTTTCGATAAACTTATATTAGCGTCTATTATTTTTTTTCTTTCTTCTAATATAGCTTTTGACTGTTCAAATAAAGACAATTGATATTCTAATGCTCGATTTTCGTTTGTCCCAATTCCAGAAAAACTAGGGTCAAATGCAGCATAAATCTTTTGTAAATCTTCTGCTGTTTTAGCTGATTGCAATAAACTTTCCGCCCGTTTTTGCTCTGCGTCAGATATGAATTCAGAACCATTTACTTGTTCAATATATGCATTTCTTAAAGCGTTAAAGCCTTCTTCTTGAGAGCGCCTATAAGTTTCTTCTACATTATTTCTTTTAGTTACAAAATTAAGATTTTTTTCAGCTTCTAGAAGCTGTCTAGTTTGCGTCGGAGAAGCTATGCCTCTTGTCGCTATACCTGATCTTATATTTTCAATATTTAATTCTTGAGCCTTTCCCGATCTTAAGCGACTTCTTTTAGCTTCTATTATTTCAATTTCCCTTGCAGTTTCAGCTTGAGCATTTAAAGCTCTTGTTTGAGCTTCAATAAAACCTAACTGTTTAGACGCCTCAATTGAGGCTCTTTGAGTAATTGAAAAACGCTCTATTAGCCCACGAGTCTCTTCCTTTTGCAAAGCTATTTTGTTCGATACTTTTTCAATTTCTTCATTAACTACAGTTGCATTTTTAATTCCAAGATCTGCAATTAATTGCGAGTTATCGGCAATTTCTGTTCCACTTTCAAGTATCTGCTTGAGCCTATTCGCTTGTTCTTCAGTTACGCTCGCTAAACTTCCGCCCTTAATTAACTGCTGAACAGTTAAATTTAAAAGGTCTCTTTGCTTCTGCGTTGACTCTTCTTCAAAGTCTTGAATTTTTCTATTAAACTCTAATTCTTGTTTTTGAAAACTATTAAGATTGGCTGCATTTTTAATATCTTGCGCGGCAATTTGCGCACGCGCTTTCAAACGTTCATTATCGCCCTTTAAAATAGATAAAGCAATTTTTTCAAAAGCCTGCTCTAGATTTATGCGTCTTTCAGCTTCGGTATTCGCTTCTTTTTCTAATTTTTCTTTTCTCTTGGCAGCATTTTCTATATCATTTGTCGTTGCTCCAATTTGTTGCAAAAATTTTTGCTGACCTCCCAGTAAAGTATTAAGCTCTTCTTCCAGTTTTTTTCTTTCTTCTAAAAATTTTACATTTTCTTGAAGCTGTGGGTCGAATTCTCCACCAGTTCCAAAAGCGGCGACATTAAGCCGAGCCGCCGCAGCTCTTTCGCTTCCTTGTTGTAATTGAGCTTGAATTCTTTCAAATTCTGCTTGTCCAGCTTGGAAATCTTTAAGTAGCTGTTCTCTGATTGACTCAGGATTGGTTTCTTGAGCGGCGATATCTGCGATTCTACGACCAGCTCCTTCTTCTCCAGCTAAAATTGGTCGTTGACGTTCCGCTTCTCTTGCTGCCTGAATTTCTTGATAAATACCTATACCAGCGCCACCGATTGCGCCAATTATTCCAGCATTTCCAGCTATACGTCCAACACTTCCAAGAACACCTCCTCTTTTAGCCAAACCAGACAATCCAGTTTGCTGCACTAAATTACCAAGCAGCGCACCACTTGAAAGCGTTTGAACAACATTAGATGTTGCAGTGGCGAATTTAGCTATACTAGATTCAGTATCTTTGAATGTTGATTGTAGAGTCGAAGAAACAAGAGTTAGTCCAGAAAATGCCAAAAACAATTTTGCAGTTTGATCTGTTAGTGGCGTAGTTGCACTCGCGGTCCGACCAGAAGCTGCCGATGCTGGTTTAAACTGTCCACCAACCTTTTTCCCATTTACAATTTCTCCAGCGGCATATCTTTCTCTGGCAAAGTTTGGAACTTTTCCGTTTGGCTCGTCTCTTGTGTTGATTACTGCAAGGCCATTTGGATTTTGCGAGTTTCTGAGTCTTCCGTCTTGCGTGACTCGGATTTGGCTTGGATTAACTCCAGCGCCAATTTCACGTCCGATAGCATCAGAAAGCGCCGATTGTTTCGCAAAATTTGGAACGTAACCAGTAGACGCAGCAGCTTTTGGAGCTGGCGGCTGATACACTTTATTTCTAATAATTTGGTCTGCAAACGCTTGTGCTCTCTCGGCACTAATTTTATAATCGCCTCCAGACGATGTTCCATAAGGAGTGGTAATTCCAAAGGCTTTAATTAATTCTGGTGATAACCTAGGAACATCGAGCGTACTTTGTACATTCGTTGCTTTTTGTGGATTTAATGCATAGTCAACGGCAGCTTCAAAAATCGATCCAGCAACTGCGGATGCGGCACCAGCGGCACCACCTTTTTTATCATATACTCTTGCAAACTCATCTGCTCCTACTTGCGGTCTTTGTAGTGGATCAAAATCTGCTATTATTTCAGATCCAGTTTGATAAACAACCTTTTTAACTCGTTCTTCAATATTTGCAATTTCTTGTCCACTTCTACTTTTTAATTCACTTGGTATTACAGCGAAAGCATCAAAAAGAACACCCGAAATTCTTCTCCCATCAGGTAGAACTTCCTTTTTGCTTACGTTTGCACTTGGCGCTGTACTGTATCCTTGCTTTAAAAATTTCTGTCTTTGCTTGCTGGACGGCAAAAGCATAACTGCTCCTCCCGACCATCTTGCGTCTACTGTAACTGAATCTAAATTAGAACCTTTTGGTTTAGTTTTTGGCTGACTATATGCAGGCGTTTTACCGGGTAGCTCATTTACAAAATTTGGAATAAAGCCGCCAGATCCGCGAGTCATCTGGAAGTTTTTAGAACTTCCTTTCATCTTTGAAATAAAGTCAAATTGATTTAATGGCGCATAAATTGTGCCTACAATTTGCTTTTTACTTCTCAAATCTCCTTCTTGAATAGCATTTTCTGTTCTTCCATAGCGGCGAGAAAGGATATCCATATTACTAGCATATAGATAAGAAACTTTGCCTCCAGAAACGTTTACGGCGTTTACAAGTTCTTGGAAATTTTTCGAAAATCCCCCCTCCTTTGTTCTGCCCGCGCTAGATAAAATATCAATTTCAGTAGCATCGCCTAGTTGAGCAACGTTCGTTATGAACGATCCAAGCCCTCCGCCATAAGTACTTTTACCGGCTCCGGCTGGTCCGACAATCAAATTCTTTTTCGCTCTAGAAGCTAAAATTGCCTTTAATAAGGCATTTTTATCTGCTACGATACGGTCAGCATCATAAACATATCTAGCAAAATTCGGGACATAGCCGCCAGACGCATTGATCTTCTTGGCTCCCGCTGGCAATCCATAAGCCTTAACCATATCAGGATTAAAGATTGCCGACCCACCGTTCGCAAAATTAGGAACAATATACTCGCTCGTATTGGCGATCATTGTCCCGTGCTTACCGCCGCCAAATGCGAAATTTGGAATCGAAACTACTTTTGAGGATGGACTTGCGCCGCCAACACCGCGACGAACATCGGAGGCTTCTTGACTTGGCAGATAACCACCAGCTGCGCGTCTGCGAACTTGACCAGATGTCGCGCTAAGTCCAGCGCCTTGAAGAGCAGGAGCAACAGATTGTGCGATGCTCTGAACCTTTTGTAGTGCGGCAATCTGCTGATTGTAAACATTAAGTAAATACTGCTCTTGCTTTGCCCTGTCTCCACTCAGAGCAAGAATCGTAGCCATTACTTGCTGATCTTTAATTAGCGTATTTACTACGGCTTGTTCAAGAGCCTGACGCTCGCGCACCTGTTGATTGATTCCGAGAATAGTTTTTAAAGACTCGATACCGAACTGAGCAATATCGCGAGTCAGTTTTACGAAGATGGCCGCAATGATTGGAAGACCAACGGTGAAAAATACATCGCTGATGCCCTTGATCAAACCCTTCGCAATGTTTCCGCCGACGCTTTCAGAGTCGAGCAGCTTATTGAAACCAGATAGTAAATCGTTTACAAACTTCAGCAGCGCAGTTAGATTTTCGTTTACTCCAATTTCTGAGAGCTTGTTGAAAAGTTGCGTTACGGAAACGGTCGTATTGTTAATCGCCGCCGCCAAAGTTTCGTTTAACTGCTTTTGTCTATCGTAAGCTTCTGACGCTGCATTGGCGCTCTTTTCCAGCGCTCCAGTAAATGCACTCTGCTTATCCGTCAAATCGCCAATAAGTGCAGACAAAATGTTAATGTTGTACTTACTAGCGATCGTTTCTAAAATCTGAACACGTTCACCCTCTCCTAAACCTTGCACGGCGACCGCAAGTTCTTTAATAACTTGTAGCGAAGGCTTTAAATTTCCCTGAAGGTCAAGAGACTCTACTCCAATATCGCGCAAAGCCTTGATCGCATTCTCGGATCTAAGGTTTGTAAAAATCGTCTTGAATGCGTTACCAATAACTGCACCACCACGCGCAGTTCTCTGCTGAACTGCCGTTACCGCAGCATTAAGTTCATCTAGCGAAACGCCAGCCTCGATACCTACTGAACCTACGCGAGAAATAGCTTTTGCAAGGTCAGCAGCAGAAACTGCATAAGCCGAGTCAACTGCGACTAACTTATTCAGAATTTCTGCCGTAGTGACTCCAGACTCTTGGAACGAGTTAAATGCGGCAGTTAGAGTATCTACCGAATCGGCTGCGCTTAAACCAGTAAAGCGGCTCAGTGTTAACGCATCGTTTGTTCTCTTGATCGTTTCTTCTAACGCCAAACCTTGGCGAGAAAACTCTAGTGCAGCTTCAGATGCCGTTTTGAATGACTGACCCGTATTTTTGGCAACATCGAAAATACCATCTGCGAGCTTAGAAAGCTCAACGCCAGTTGCCCCACTGATAGCAGAAATATCGGCAAGAGTTTTTTGAACTTCAATGCCCGTTTTTACAAGTTGAGAAAGGGCGTTCTGAAAGCCATTGATGATACCTACTGACGCGCCGAATGCGATAACACGCGCATTAGACGCCGCAATTGACTTTTCAAACTCGCTGGCAAGACCCGTGATTCTACCAAGTGGCTGTGAAAGGTTCTTGAACGCATTGGGATTGACGTTAATCGGTACATTAATCGGCCCTACTTTCTTAACGGCTTGATTAATAGACTGACTTAGCCCAGTCTGCGTTACGGGTACTTGGATTCCTTTTGCCATTCTTTAACCTTTTGAGTTATTTACACCCAAAAGTTACTCCTCACCATGTAATTTCATTAGCTCCTCCATATTCATAACCTTCTTCTCGCGCATGATTTTATTGAGCGATTTGCCTTTTTCGGCTCCTTGTGGCAATTCTTCCTTTGTTGCGCCGAATACCATCTCGGCGCTAGCATTTTCATTAGTCTTTTTCTTCGAGTCGAAACGCTCTTTGGCCTTTGTCTTATCGACGTATTGCAACAACGCCTCTGGATCTTGACGAATGTTGTCTGGAATGTTCTGTGTTGTCTCGAATATGTTCTTAAAGATCTTGCCGTAAACGATTAATCGAACTTGTAAGTCGCTCAGTTCGATCATCGGCTTACCGAAGAATTGAATCGGTTGCTCCAAAACTAAGAAGTAGACCTGAAAGAAGTCGGCCAAAACGATCTTCTGTAAATTCAGGTCTTCGATCTCGGTCATATACTCGTTATAAAACAAAATATAACGAATAAGGTCTTCGTAAGTGATTTCCTCGAAATCTTCTTTCGAAAATAGACGCTCTTTTAAACTCTCGTCTTTGTACAAGCTTTGGTAAATGATATAGTCATTTGACCTGTTGCTCGCATATTCTTCAGCGGTCTTACCGAGGACTTCGCGCCGCTGTTGAATTTTTTTGTGTAACTTCTCTCTTTCGGCAGTTATTTGCTCGTTGATCTCTTTAATCTCAAGTTGCCGAAAAAGACTTTTTCTCGTACCTATGAGGCGATCAATATAGCTTTTTGTCGTCTCGATTTCCTTCTCGTCAGAGTCTGTCCAAAAACCTTCTTCACTGGCTTTTTTCAGAGCCTCTTCTTCAGTCGGAATTCCAGCATCTTTAGCGTGCTTTAAAAACTCTTGATAACGATAGTCGAAAAACGATTTTTCGTTAACTCCTAGATGTTTGATGTAAATATCTTTTCCGCAAAAATCTCTTTTTGCGAAACCTTTCGATATTTCATAAAACAGTAGGAAAAGCTTACTCGCTAGTGAATTGTCCTTCTTCAATGTCTTTGTTTAAAGCGTCAAAGTCTTCGCGAGTCGCATTCTTGCTATAATACCAGAAAGCTACAAAGCTAGCCAATTTCTTGTAAGTTTTTTTATACAGCGGATCTTCTTCTTCATCGAGCTTGTGTAGCGTCTCGATCTTATCTTCGAGAGTATAACCGGGGAACATTGGCTCGATCTGACCGTCTGGCAGAGTTTGCTTGTGAATAAGAGTCAAACAATACCAGCGAATAACATTATTGACCGCAATCATATCGGCAGTGTTTGAAATCAAATTCGAATACGACGACTCTAGTTGCATTAGCCGCTGCTTCCCTGCCATAATCTTCTCAAGAATGCGCGTTTCATTTTCTTTGTCGCGATTTTCAGTGCGCGCTACCATACTCACATACTCCTGTTCTAAACCCGCAATAGTTCCGTAGATCTTGAGCATCTCTTGAGCGTCACTCTCGGTAAGAACGCCGCCCGTATCGGCGTATTTCTTCATTAACATCCCTCGCGTCAAAATACCCTTCTTAATGCACGAGGACATCTCGATGCTATACTGAAGATCGGCGTCTTCGATATTCTTTCGCGAAGGCTGCTTGATGATTAGCTTCACGGGAACCTCTTCCTTTACCTTTTGGGTAACGGTGATCGTCTTGCCGTCCTCTTCTTTAGTCTCGGTCTTTTCGACTTCTTTTTCGAGATTTACGGTGAAACTATAGAGTTCTTTCATGTTATTGTTTAAATGTATGGTGAAATTCGACGCGAACTTGCTCTAGCTCAGAAGCTAGTTTTCTAAGCAGTTCGTTGCCAACATCTAAGATACGTTTCCGCAAATATGCGGCTTTTTCGTCATCTAGATAGTTAGCTTGGGAGACAACTGGTTTGAAGCTTTCGGGCGCAGCTTCTAGCAATTTTGCAAATTGCCTATCATGTTCATGCTTAATGTCTTCCAAAATCATTAACATCCTCTTGAATAAATCAGAGGTGTTGACCTTAACCCTGTCGTTCAGGTATTCTTTGCCCGTCATAACCTTTTGCCTTACTATATAATAAATTAGAGATAAAAAGTGTAAAGAAAAATATGCCAACCTCATACATTTCTGATTCTCAAAAATCCTACATTAACAGTATTTTTGATGACGTTTTCGAGACGTTTCAACGAACCATTACTGTTATCATGAATCCAGAAATGACGATTCTAACAACTTCTAGTAGCTACAATGCATTCTATGGAGCAGACGATTCCCGTGCCGTTAACGAACCAACGTACACTACAAAGTCCTACACGTTTAAGGCAAAGATTAGATACTTGTCTAACGACAAGCCCATGTACCCCGGATCAACTAATCAGACACGAATGTTGTATCCCGCAGGAACAGTTAAGGTTAAAGTTGACGCAGCTGCATGGCCTTACCTGAAAGAAGCTCGCAAAGTCGAGTTTGATGGTCGCCGCTACCAGTTCGTCTCAGATTACAAACCAAACGGAATGTTTGGCCCAAGATACTACTCGTTTCTCTTGACTCCGATTAACGAATAAAATGGCAAGACTTCCCCGTGGTGTTGAAGCATTGATCGCTCGCGAATCTGGCGAAATCATTCGCAGATCTTTCGAGAAGCAAGTTACTGCACGCTTCAATGCAATCAAGCGGAGAATGATCCGAGAGTTCCTTGATCATCCAATCACAAAAGAAATTTTAGCTGGCCCATCTTCTCCGAACACTAGCGGCACTCTTGGCGGATACGGCAATTTATTTTCTTACATCGGCTTTTACGATGGTGACGAGCCGATTCAGCCAATTTTAGATTTGTTCGAAAAGACAGCGCTTCAGTTTGTTGGGACCGTTCCAGATGGCGCGAACTGGACGATCTTCATGCCAGCACGCGAGGACGTTTGGGAAGTTTCACCGATGCCGTGGGCTTCGGGCAGAAGCTGGGCGCGAGGTATCGAAACGGGCATTTCTGGTATCGGTCAGTACCTCTACGATCAAAGAACATCGTTGAAAAACTCTCGCTCGGGAACCGCAATTCAAACGCAACAAGGTAAAATTCGCGGAAAAACCCGATTTAAAAATGTAAAATACATTAGCGCGATCTTAGCCAAGTACCAAAAGGAATTCTCAAATTTAGATGAAACCGCAATATCAGCATAACGTAACAACGTCCTTCGCACTGTGGCTCGACCACTACCTTTTGCAAAAAGGCGAAGCATACACGAATCAAACTGGGCGGTTTTACTATAACCAAGACGCTCGTTTGCCTTCAACCTATAAAGCTTTCGGCACGCAATATCGCCAGTGGGTTTACGACTCGACTATCACGGGCGCAACGATTCCTAGTGGCGTCTTTATCAATTCGACTTTTACGCCAAGGTCGAGCGCACTGAAGATCGACTTTTTGAACGGTCGCGTGCTCGCTACGGGCGCAGGCGTAGCTACGGGCGCAGCAGTAACGGGCAGCTTCTCGGTCAAGGACTTCAACGTTTATCTCTCGAACGAAAACGAGGAAGATCTGGTCATCGAGAAGAACTTGTCCTCGCAAAAGAAGTTTCCTTGGAGCGGTGCAACTTATTTGCCGCCTTACGATCAGACTTTGCCCGCGATTTATATCATGTCCGATTCGTTCGAAAACACGCCGTTTTCTTTCGGCGGCGAAGACGAGACGCGCTCAATGATGCGGTCTATCGTGTTTGCGGACGACCCCTACTCGTTAGACGGGGTATTGTCGATCTTTGCCGACTCTAAGAACCGCGTTTTCAAGCAAAAGGACTTTGGCAGCTACCCGATCAACGAGTTCGGCGACATCAAGACCCCGCCGTTCTCGTTCGATGACTACTACACGAACCCAGACCCTAGCGTTGAGCTATTTATTGATGACGTGACAGTTTCGAAGTTCAAGGACTCTCGCGGGTCGGCCCGTTCGTACATCGGGTTCCTAGATTTTGAGGTTATTAATTATCGATATCCAAGGGCGTAAATATTCCATTCTGCCCCAAATAAATGTAAAGTATTTAAAACCTTCTTCTAACTTATGGCAAGAAATAGAGTAATCTACCAATCCGAAGCTCTTTTTGTGAGCGACGGGACGCTCATTCCAACGGCGACCCACCCAAGCGGCAACATCAAGCAGCTCCACCGCGTACAGTCGGCCAACTACGGCTTCTCTGTCGCTCGTCAGGACGTTAATCAATTCGGCAACCTTGCTCGTATTGACGCTATCATCCTTGAACCACCCACCGTCACGATGGATATGACTTATTACCTGCACACTGGTAATAACGAAACGGCCCTCGGTTTCTCGGTAGGTACTGGTCTCGGAACGACCCGCTCGTTCATTTCGGGCCTTATCGATGCGACCCAAACCTCGGACACTGCGACCCTTTCTGGTCGTAACTTCCACATCTTTACCTCCCCTGAAGGTAACGACGCTAACGGCGTAAGCTCAACCGACGCTTCGTTCACTGGCGCTGCCGCCAGCACGATCACCATCGGTAACGGCTTTATCACGAATTACTCGGTAGAAGCTGCTGTAGGTGGTCTTCCAACGGTTTCGGTTTCGGTAGAAGGTCTGAACATTAACGTTGTTGAAGGTAGCTCTGGCACTCTGCCGTCTCTTACGGTCGAAACCAGCGCAACTGGCGATAACCAGTTCCAGCTTCCTGCGCCAAACAGCGGTGCAATCGGTATCTCCGCTCTGCGCCCAGGCGACATCACGCTCGAACTCGCTGACCCTGTTCTCGCTGACTTCCCAACGGGTGCCGATTCTGGCAACACTGCGGCTCACATTCAGTCGTTCTCGATTGAAATCCCAGTTGGTCGTACAACCCTCCAGCGCCTCGGCTCACGCTTCGGCTTCGCGAAGGTTATCGACTTCCCAATCGAAGTAACGGTGAACGTTTCCGCGATTCTTGCCGACCTTAAGCAGTCGGGTAATCTTGACCTCCTCGTTTCTAACGACGAAACGAAGACCCTCAAGTTCACCTTCAAAGACCCCGCTGGCAACAACAAGATCATTTATCAAGTCAAGGGTGCGAAGCTTGTAAGTGAAAATCACTCAAGCGCCATCGGTGACAACAAGACGGTTGACCTTGTGTACACGACCCAGATCGGTGCGCCACAGGACACGGTTAACGGCGTGTTCGTTGCGACTACGAACTAAGACAGACTGTAGAAACAAAAAAAGACCCCCGAAGAAATTCGGGGGTTTTTTGTTAATAGAGGCTCGCGTTTACCGTATCGCAAATCTCTTCTATCTCTTCGTCGTTGAAGTTCATGATGCCGTCATTTAATCTGTCGGCAAACTCGCAATCTAAACCAGAGAGACGAATCGGACTGTAAGTTGGAACGTGACCCTTTTTGCGATAGATCGTAAAATAGTCTGGGTAAGAAACGTTAGTTTCGTCGGTCGATCCCATTAAGACCATTCCGTTCTTGTTAAGGGCGCGAGCCATGTGTTGCCCAACGCTATCGCAACCCAAAAAGTAATCGCTAACTGCAATCAAAGACAAGTATGCGCGAAGATCGGGACCGTAAGGCTTAAGGTCTACGGACACGTCATCGGCAGGGTGGCGATAGTTTTGGTCGCCAAAGTAAATGATCGAAAGGTCGCGATTCTTCTCGGATAAGCGCTTAACGATTTTTAAATAGGCGTCCACGTCCAAGCTACGATGACTCGAATCAAACGGGCGATTATTCAAAATGCCCATCCCACTACCATACGGCTGAATAACGAGCGTTTTTGCGCGTTCCTTGCTAGTCTCGCGCACGATTCTAAGAGCCGAGTTACGCTCAAGAGTCGAGATATAAAGCTTCGGCGGCGTTAAATCAGAATAGTCAGATGTTTTGTTGATCTCGGCGTCAAAGGCTTGCGCTAAAGAAATCTTCTGATTGTAGTAGTCATGAACGTAGTAAGGCTCAGGACAAACGACACGATTATTTTTGATACTAACTTCGAACGTTCCTTTCTGATGAATCGAGAACGTGCGGCTTTGTAAAACTGGGTGGCTCCAGAACAAACTCTCCCATCCATAAACGAGAACTTTGAAATCGTCATTTGGATTTAGCCGCGCATACTTCTCTAACGCTGGAACTGCTGCAATTACTCGACCCGCGCCGCCACTAATAATGAAAGTTGTGTTCATGAAGCTTTAATCCAATAGGTATGAAGTTTTTTCGCGCATTCGTCAAGTTTTTTGTAAACCTCGTAGCCTACAAATTCTTTGATCTGCATCACTTTGAGATACTGCTTTTTATTAGCGTCAATCTCTACGGAAACCATGATGCCGCACTTGTCTGGGCGCATATCCACGTCGAGAAGATGCTGCGTCCAAGCGCACTGATATTTGCGGCAAACATCGGGTCGGTTCTCGTAAACGGAGCATTTCTTGTTTACTAAAAAAGCACAAGCGCAGCCAGCACCGAACTTGTTGCCGTGAGCATTAGCGAACAAGTGACCATCACAGCAAGCGTAACACTCGCCGCATTCTCTGAACGTGCGTTCTTGCATTAACGCCAAACTTCTAAGCCCGAATACTTGTGAATAAGGTCAGGAGGGAGAATCGTTTCGCGCTGAGTATATTTGATCTTTTTGCGAACATTGTGCAGCTTAATGCCGATCTCTGCGTCGTACTCGTCCCAAGACATTTGAACGTTGTTGAAGTCGTGCTCGAACTGCGGCTCTCCAATGAAGTTATAGATCGCAGTCATCATGCCCTTCGGGTTCTTGCAGAGCTGATCGTACTCAACGAGCATCAAACTCTTCTTCTCGCCGCTAGTGATGCCTTGCTTCAAACCGTTGTAAGCGAAGCCAACGATGCCGTCGTCGCTCATAAACGAATCTGCGCGAGAGTAAACGCTACCGCTCAAACCACCGAACGATACGCTATTCACCGTGTAAGGGTTTCTGCGAAAGGCGAGTTCAAAGCTGTCTAAGATCCACTTGATGTCGCGAACGCAAACGAGCATCTTCGAGTTTGGATAAAGATCTTTAACAATCGACGTGAGATACGTCCAGCCTCGGCTAGTGTTGAAAACAACTTCCTTGTCTACGCACTTGTAGAAGCCATCGAACATTGCCTCAACAAGATCGCGCTTGCGTTGGTCTGGAAACTCGGAACGCATACCGGGCGCTCCTTGGCAAGCTTCCAAAGCCTTTGGAATAGAAGCGGCAAATCCGTCCGTGATCGAAGAGTGAAAGCGTGGGTTCTGCTTTAGAATCGCGGTCAACAAACTAGATCCCGAACGCGGGAGACCAGTGATCATGTGATACGTCTTTTTCATTTTGATTCTTTAAATTGATATTGAATGCTATCGAGATTCTAGGTTCGTCCGACGTGTTTTTCAACACCGAGTGCTCTAACCAGCTAGGAAACAAGATCATTTTGCCGTCTTCTGGGAGATACTGACCGCTCGTTAAGTTAACAATCGACTGTGCCGAATTCGATAAATACTGACCGCGCCACATTGTTTTTTGAACGGCAGGATCGAAGAATCTAAAAGCGCCCGATTTCTCGTTGCCAGTAACGTAGTAAACGCCCGAAATGAAGTTGCCGTAATGGTTGTGCTGATGTTCTGTTTGATTCGGGTAAAAGAAATTGATCCAAGAGTCTACTTTGAGGTTCTTAGTTTCAAGATGTAAACCCATATGCTCAATGAACTTTGCCGTTTGAGCTAAGATCTCGGCGTGTAACTCTGTTAGCTTCAAGTCTCCGAGAGTGTCGTGCCATTTAAAATAACTCGTTGTCAAGTTATCTTCGCGGCAAGCTTCGAGGTACTTTGTGTGCTCGCCGCTTTCGATCCACTTCGAGATCTTTTCTTTAGTTGCATTTCTGCAATTGTCCTCGGCGTGATGAACGGCGAGAACAGTTGGAAACCAGTATTCAAATTTCATCCGATTAGTCCCTTTATAATTTCTTTAGCTTTTTGTAACGGTTCTGCCCAAGAGCGCAGCTTCTCTTGTTTCGCAACATAGAAGTTATCTCCATACCAAGGCGTGCTATTGTTCGTGCGCGTGCTTGTCCAAACATAATACTCGGCAATCGGCGTCATAACGATAGTTGTTTTGCCGATTGCTCCAGCAGCGTGAACGAGGCTCGTACAAGAGCTTAAGATCACGTCCATTTGGTCAATGTAGTCGAGCGTATCGTCCCAAGAGTTCAACTTGTCTTTCATATTGATGCACTTTGAGTGAGCTTGCTCTTTATCAAAGAAGTAGATTTCGATATCCTTGAACTCGGACAAGGCTTCAATGATTTGATCGATTGGAATGCGCCGATAAATGTCCTGAGAAAAGTACGGGTTACCGTTAGCTTTAATACCAATTTTAAACTTCTTGCTTTCGAGGCGATTCTTCGGATCGCGCTTTGGCGTGAGGTATGGACCGTACCAAAGATCTTTTTCTTCGAGGCCAAGATAACCGGGCAGCGGCATCATATTTGTCCACAGTGCAGTCTTGTCGATAGAATACGTTTCCGAGATAACTTCGTGACCGTGACGGCGAAACACGTCAACAATATCTGGGCGATACATTGACCAGCAAGAGTACAAGACTGGATTCATTCCAAGATCTTTGAGATGCTTGAAGAAGCGAATGTTAATAATCTCGTCGCCAACGCCGCCTTCGCCGTTAACGAAGATTGTGCGGCCAGGCTGTGGACCGCCGACCCACTTTTTCATGTTGAAGCTATCCTCAAACAGCTTGCTTCTAGGCTTGAACGTGTCGATAAAGTTGATGATTCCATCGGCAGTTTCGCCAGAACGAAGCATTTTACCCGAAAGAGAGTATCGCAAGTTTTCAGCATCTTCGGCGCTTCTTGCTCTCAAGCCTTCCAAAATCGTTTCCGATTCTTTTCTCTGACCCAATAACGCAAGGTTAAATGCCTTGTTCATCAATCCTTCGAAGTTGTCTGGGTCGCGCTTATAGTGAAGATCGATATAAAACAGAGCCTTCTCTGGATAATTGAGACGATTGTAAGCTTGATAGAGGTTCGTGCGAGCAGCGGCAATTTGCTCGCTTGTACTCGCGCAAGAATACGCCGCTTCTGCGCACTGCAAATATACTTCGTGATACTCGGCCTTTAAAGACAACTCTCCGAGAACATCGAACTCGGCTAAAGTCTTAGCCTTGGCGTAGTAAAAGTCGATGATTTCAAAAACTGTCTTTCGTTTTTCTTTCGCGATCAAATCGAGAACAGTTTGTCTGATGTGCGAGATATCGCTCATGGTTGCTTGATAACAACAAGCTTAATGTTCAACTGTTCGAGTACATTGCTATGCTCAAAGATATAGCGCTCAACTTCTTCGCGAGGCTTTCCTTCGAACACGGATCTATATTGTGGCATCGGATCGTGATGGAACTCTAAGATCTCAAAATCTACGTCAAAGTAGTCTCCGAGTCTAGAAGATGCCGCGCCTTGAGCTTTGCACAGCGCATTGTGCTTCTTGCTGAAAAGGCGCAAGCCGCCAACTGTGATTGGCCTGCGGTGCGTCGGATCATCGAAGAAATAATCGTTGCGATGATGCGGAACCGTAACGTCAATGATCGCGCCGTGCTTACAAACGCGATAAAGCTCTTTTAAGCAGTGAAAATAACCTTCGCCAAGATGCTCGAAGATGTGACTCGCAACAACGAGTTCTACTGAATTGTCAGTAAATGGGAAAGGGTCTTTTTCCAGATTAAATAAATAATCTGGCTTTGCGAGAAGATCGTAATCACAAGTAACGAATCCATCGAGTTTGATGCCGCCAGAACCAATGTTTAGTTTCATGCTTTTGGTGTTTCATCAATTTTATTGGTTTCAGAGGGTCTTTCAACAAGAAAGTGTTGCGCAGTTCCGTTTGAAAAAGTGTGCCAATACCAAGGCTCGTAAAGGAAAAGTGAACCTTGTGGAATCGCGATTCGATTCTCAACGTCCCAATTTTCGGGAACGTTAGAATTTTCTTGAATAAAGGCGGGAACCGATTCTGGTGGGAGGCAATAAACGGTTCTTGCGCCAAGCTTTTTATGCTTGTAGCTCGTAAATACAAGACTGTCTAGCGCGAGAACAGCGGCGAATAAACTTCGTCCAGAGTGAGTCTCGAAATGAATCGTGGAATTCGCTTTGCGGAAGAACCCCCAGTGTTTTGGTAAAGATACTTTTTGGCGCAAAATGCCCGAGAAGATTTCTTCGTAACTCGGGTCAACAAAATTGAAACAGTCGATTTCTTGGCCGAGATCTTTGTCTTTGAACTGAAGATCGCGAATAACTTGCGATAACGTTTCTCCAGAAAAGTTTTCGATGCAGAGGAAGTTCATACCATATTATATGGTACGAAACAGAATTTTAATATTATCTTAAGCCTAGAGAATAAAGTTGACCAGCGCCAACTGCACTCCAAGTCGTACCTCCGCCCGCTGTTGTGCCAGGAGACGATCTATTAGTTGTTGTACCATCTCCTAAGCGACCGTTGCCATTGCAGCCCCAAGTCCATAAAGTTCCATCGGTTTTAACGGCAGCGGTATGCGAGAGACCAGAAGAAGCCGAGCACCAAGTACTTCCGCCTCCAGCCACTGTTCCTGGCGAAGACCGATTCGTGGTTGTTCCCGTTCCCAATGTTCCATATCCATTATGTCCCCAAGTCCAAAAGTATTATCGCTTTTTAACGCCACAGTGAAATTAGATCCTACAGCTGCATCGCACCAAGTTGTTCCGCCTCCAGAAACAGCGCTTGGTGCGTTTATGTTAGCTGTTGAGCCACCTCCCAATCTTCCATATCCACCCGCCCCCCAAGTGCAAATTGTCCCGTCTGTTTTTAATCCAGCGGTATGACACGACATACTACTAGCAATAGCCTTGCACCATATAGTTCCACCTCCAGAGAGAGTCCCAGGCGATGATCGATTTGTATTTGTCGCGTTCCCGAGTTGACCATATCCATTTGCCCCCCAACTCCAAAATGTACCATCTGTTTTTACAGCTACAGTGTAAGCTCTTGCCGCCGAAACCTG